TAGCATCTACATATGATGTAATATATCTTCCATTCTTTTTACAGAATTCTAGATCATCAATTTTATCTTTAGTAACTTTAAAACTAAAAACTGTATATACTTTATTATCTATTTTAGTAGTAAACCAATTATAATAATATTTATTATTACTTAGTTCTTGTATTTTCTTAGATAGTTCATAATTACTACCAAAATTATAAACTAAATATAATTTTCCCTCTGAATCATCATTTTTACATTCTGTATACATATTTACAAAACTATGACAATCAAAGTAAGATATTTTAGCATCAATAAAATCACTTAGAAAAACTAAGCATTTATTAAACTTCTTCAATTCCATCACCTTCGTAATATTCTACTGAGTGATCCCATTGATTTATATTGTTATGATATGAAATTTTCTGTAAAGTACTGTTAATTAAATCAATTTTTTCACTGAGTATTTTATCATTCTTCATATTAAATACTCTAATTTGATTTTCAGAATCTTTGCCTATTGCAATAATATATGCTTCAAAATCATATTCTTCAGAATTAAGGTTTAATACTTCTTGCATATACCATTGTATTGCTAATCCATAATAAGCTATTTGTCTATAATAATCATATTCTTCTATAGAATGTTTAAAATCATAGACATTTACAGTAGTTTTTAAGTCAATAAGAATTATCTTTTTATTAACATGATCAAAACAAACTCTATCAAGCAAAGATTTACATTTAATGTTATTAATTCTATCAACTTGCCAATTAATATGAAATTCGTTATGAGTTTCAAAAGTAGATGGTAAATTAAAAAGCAATTCGTTAGCTTTTTTATGATTCTGAATATTTTCTTTTATCTTCTTTAAAGTCTGTAAATCAGCATAACTAATTATAATCTTATTATTATCTTTATTATCTAAATACTGTAGATAATCTTGATATAACATAATAAGATCTTCAGCTTCTTCAATACATTTTTCATCAGATTTCTTATTATTATAAGCTTTTCTATAAGCTTCTAATTTAAGTTTATCTTGAGACTCTAAAGGATTTAATAATACTAATTTGTGATATTCTTCTAATAAATCTTTTTGCTGTTTTACTTTAGGTATTGCAAAATTAAGAATAACATAATCTTTCCAGAATTCTTCTGGTTGAAGTAAATATTCATGAATCATTGTTCCTCTTTTTAAAAAAGAAAAATCCAATTTTTCTCCTTTTCCAGATAACATGTTATAATAATACTTAGGACCGTTATTAATATAATATCCTATAGCAGAATTTGACACACGTGAGTTATCCTCATAATAAGGAACACTTATATCCATCTTTTTATTTTGCATAATTAATAGTTACTTTTTCTTCTTCAGCTTGTATAGCTAAAGTATTATCAATAATATTATTATATTCAGCTTCAATAGCTATTATCTCTTCGTCAAATAAAATTGATTTAATATCTTTCATTTTTAATCCTCCATATCATTAATTACAGCTGAATCAAGAATTTCTGCTGAAGTATTCCATTCTACTTCATCTTCTTTGTCTTGCGGCAGATTAATAACTTTATAAGCTGATAACCACTCTTCAATATCAGGATGAGTATTGTGAGCCTCATTAATCAAACTATCTAGAAATTCTTGTTCTACTTGTTTCTTTTCTTTTTCAGTCATAATATCTAGAATTACAAATTTGTAGTTCTTTTTAAAATTATAGTGATCATCTAATCTAGAACAATTATAACATTTTAGATTAACATCACTATCTCCATCATGCCAGTGACCATAAAAATGATATTTATACTTTCCGTAAGAATTGTTATATAGATAATTATTTTTAAGTGGATTTTCATGTGTAAGTAATATGTCACATTTCGGTATATTGATAAAGTGATCATTACTACTGAAAGCCCATCTATTTTCTTGAAATTCTATAGGATTTATCCAAGGAGTACCATAAAAATGTATTCCTTCATAATAATAACTTTCATCAATTAATATTTCTAATTTATTATTAGTCAACTCTTTTAATTGATGTTTAAAAATATTCAGCTCTTTATTTTTTTTATTATTCCTCCATAGAGTTTCTAATAGAAAATCATGATTTCCTGGTATAATTATAACCTTCTTGCAATTAAGCTTATTTATCCAGTTCGTGAAACGATTCTTCCACCAATGTATAGATCTATAAAACTCTCTTTGTATATTTAATGGAACAATGTCACCACATATACATAATACATCACATTTAGGTATATTCTCAATAAGATTACCATGTATATCACTTATTCCGCATATTTTCATACTACTTAGTTGAAATATTTAAATAATGTATTATATCTTGTAAAGATACATCTTCATTTTCAAGAGATTTTACTTCTCGCATAAAAGCTATGATATTATCTATAGATAGTAAACAAATATTATCATTACAAAATTTAATCACTTCTTCTTTATTTTTAATATTAAGATTATCTGCTATTATAGGTAGTAACTCAATATTTTCATCAGCATCATAATTACGTACATAACGAACTCGTGAACATCTATCTTCCATATATTCGCTTATATTACTTGTATCATTACAAGTCATAATTATAAGCTTTTTAGCAGTCTTTTCAACTCCATCTAAGAAATCTAACATTTTTGTAGTATTGAATTTCTTTTCTATTTCATCAAACAGAATACATATAGGAGTTTCAAAGGTTTTAAAGAAGTTTATTAATTTGTTTTCAGGAAACTTAGGATCTATTATAATAATCGGTAAGTTAGATTCTTTGGCTAATAGTTTAGCTGTTACCGTTTTACCAGTTCCTTTAGTTCCTGCTAATAATACTCCTGTTGTGTTACTATTAGTATTGTTAAAATAGTTAATTACTCTTTTTCTAAAAATACTATCATTTTTAGTTTCGTATATAGTACTAGGTAAATTTAATTCACCATTTTCCTTAAATATACTTCGCTCATTCCATCCATCCCACTCTAGGTTATATACTTGATTAGGTATTAATTCATATTCGTTACCTTTAGGTACAACAAATATTTCTTTACCTATTTTAACAAATTCTTTTTTATTCATGTATTATGATTTTAGTATATCGATTAAATTATCAACATCTTTATTATTGCGAACTATATAAAATTTAGTATTTGGTTCATTTAGACTCAAATAATATTTAAATAGTTTTTCTCTATTTGCCCAAGCGTCATTAGGGTATCCTTTGCATTCAATAATAAAGTCTTTTCCTACAAAGTCAGGTAAATAAGTAATAGCTCTAATTTTAGAGTTATTATAAACAAAAGCTGGTAGTAAAGTATATCTATGCAATCCATAGTCTGCTTTAATACTAGCTTCTTTTAACTTCTAATACATATAAGCTTCTAGTTTAGATTGGAATGTTATTCCATCTATTTCCTGTTAGTGGCATTGCGTACTTTCTTATTTTGTTTCAACATAATCTGTAGAATGAATAAGGTCTCCTTTAGAAAGGGTAAAACGTTCTAGCTGTTCATAATATTCCCCTTCTTTATTATAACCTATGGTTATTAAAAACGAATAATCTTCAAACCCACCATTTAATAGTTTACTAATAATAGCAGAAGGAACTAACAATATTTTTCCTATAATAGTAATTAAATCAAAAGGTATAGCTAATATTTTACCTATAGTTTTTAATAGTTTCATATAACCAATTTTTTATATTTTCAAATCCATTTAATTTTATTGCATCAGATATATCCTTTGATTTCCATTTCTTATGAACTAACAAAGGTTTTAAACCTGTTTTAAGGCTTATTCTACGAAGATATTTAATTCCAGCTGTATCCCTATCAAAACATATTAAAATATGCTTAAAACGCTTCTTAAGATTGTCTAGAACATCATCTGGAATAAATGTAGATTCTGATGCTGGAGAAATAGCAGATATACCCATCTCATATAAACACATAACATCTTTAAGAGATTTAGTAATTATAAGTAAATTACCAGTTTTAGGTAATTGTTTAAATCCTTGTATATCATATTGCCCTAAATTGTTTCTCCATTTAGTATATTTATCTGCTAAAGGTCTGTATATCTTAAAGTTATTATAAACTTTATAAGCATACATAGGATTTTCTTTTTTATAGATACCCTTTACTATACCGTTGCAGAGATAGTATTTAATACTATTTACATTAAATTTCTTTAATGTGTTAATACAGATATTAAATTGCGACCAGTAATTGATGTCCTCAGCTGTAAAATCTTGCCGAACTACACCAATTACCGTTTCTGTTGACGCTATATATTGCTTAGAGCTAACGAGTTTAGTGTCGCTAGTAATTTTAAGTTTATTTACTATATCTAGCAATATATCATTATAATTAGTTATTCCAGTATATAATGATACAAACTTTATAACATTACCGCAATCACCTGTTCCATGGTCTTTAAAAAGTAGTTGTTTTGTACGTTTAGAGTAGAATATGCCAAATGAAGGATTCTTATCCTTTCTAAATGGACTATTATAAATCATACCTACTTTAAATTGACCTAAATAATGAGCATATATATCATACTCTGTTACTCTAGATAATATCCAATCTAAAGTAATATCGCTAAGTTTAGCTTTTTCTTTATCGTACATATGCTTTCTGATTTTGTTTGTCTAAGTAAAAGGACTCGAACCTTTTGATGTAGCCTTATTCTACAGTTACTTAGTAATAACGTGTGCCTAATTTTAGGCACACTTATCAATTCCTAAAAACGAGGCTATTGCTAGCTTACGTAAATATTATTTTTTTCTAAATTCTAGTTTAGAAAGGTAGGTCGTCATCTTGCTTACTCAAAGCATCTCCTACTTCTGCTGGAGATGATATAGTAGATTGCAAGGGATCTACCTGTTTTTCTGCATCTGCTTCAATAGGTTTATTAAATTGGTCAATACCTAAAGCTACAATAGCAGAACTTTGTCCTTCTGGAAGTTCCATCGGTTCAATAAATGTATATGCTGAATATCCAGGTAAAGTAGTATAACCACTTCTGTTATATACTACTTTAACACGTAATAAAGTATCTTTATTTGCATTATTCAACATATCTACGATAAATTGAGCAAATTCTTCAAATGAAGATCCAGTAAAGTTAATTTCTTCATCTTTATAGAAACACCAAAGAATTTGTAACATACGCTTAAACTGTCTATTTTCAGCTTGTTGTAAGTCTTCGTCTGTTACTACATATTGTCCTTTCTTAGGTTTCCATTCAGTGTGTTTCAAAGTAGCTCCATCTTTTTCAAAAGTAATCTCTAAAAAGGTTAATCCTGTAGGACTTACTTCAGTACGAGCTGATTTTAATTTTACATTTTCTTGAATACCTGCACCAATATATTTAATATCTTTTGTTTCAATGCTTTTTGCTAATTCCTTGTTATACATAACTTTCTAAATTTTTAAGCTGCTAAATAAATTTTATCCCAATGTGTTTCAATGTTATTGTTTTCATCACTTTCAGCAATAACAATTTTTTGTCCTCTTAAATGAGGAGCTCTAGCTTCTCTTACAGAGTTATCTCCACCTTCAAATGAAATAATAGTTTCATTCTTTTTACGATAGACATAGCCTACTGCATCAGCTTCACCACAAACAATATCTCCTAGTCTTCCAACTAAATCTATAGCCATTTCAGTTAATTCTTCTCCTTCTTTATTAATCATTTTATCTTTAGTATGACCAACAAGAATAAAGTTATCACATAAGTCTTTAAACATATTAATAACTTTCTTAACTGCTTCTCTTAGATATAGATATCCAGAACCGTTAGGTAATTGTCTAACATCAGTTCCAGTATATGTCTTTCCCATTGGGGTTTGGCGATCTTTGTATTCTGTATAAGACGCAACTCTTATACACGTTCTCTTATGAACTGCTATATGTCACCATATAGAATAGACTATATCATCTCCTTTTACCTTAAGCGGCAGTCAGGAGTTCCCCGTTTCCATTACCATTAGCTTGTAATGTACTCTCTTTCGAGATAGTCGTTGAACTTTCATTATGAAAATTGTTATAAATTTGTTCTACCTTTTGTAAAAATAAATCTTTTTCAAATTTATTTTTCATTATATTGCAATACTTACAACAAGAAACACAGTTTTCTATAGTATAATCTTTTTTAGAATTTACTCTATCTATTCCAAATGCTCGTGGACAATTACAGTAATAACAGTTATTAGATAATAACTGCTTCATTTGTTCATCTGTAAGTTTTATAAGATAGCCTCTAGATTTAGCATTACTTTTAATACTATTTATCTTATCTCTATAAGACTTAGTACTAGAAATTTTATATTTATTTTCAGCTGTTTCTTTTTGTCTATCTATAACGCAATTTGAACAAGATACTGGTATATAAGTTCTACTTTTAGAAAATCTATCAGCTCGTACAACTGTAAATTTTCCGCATCTATTGCATTTACATTTGAAATAACTTCTTTTAATTTGTTTTTCTTTATCGTAAGTTTCATGATCTAACTCTATTATAGTTAGACATCCTACGGTAATTCCAATATATTTATCTAACGTTTCTTTTTTCATAATGCTTAGCTTCTGATTGTTTTTACCACTATGTGTATATAATGTATGTAGTGGTAAAAATGTTCCAGAAATTAAGGGAATTTTTCGATAAGATTTTCATCTTAAAGCTCCAATTATTTTTAGAGAGTCGCTGCATACGGCAGACACATTTCCTCTAATCTAGTAGCATTATCAATAGCTATATACTTATAAGGATTTGTGCCTGTTTCTTTAATCTTAGCTCTAATTGCATTAGCAATTTCTCCAAGATCAGCTACACTCCTAGCTTGTACAGATAGAGCTTCAAGAAACTCAGAACCACCCTCTAAATCTACTATTAGACAGTTATCTAATGTAGATAATAGAGTAGTCTTTCCTGATTTTGGTTTACCAAAAATAATTAAAAATCTAGGATTTTGTACTTTTGGTTTATTTTTTTCTGTAGGTAGTACTAACATATTTTTATTATTAGTACTTTACTTAGCAATGATATTATTCTGATATTTTATGATAGTATAAGTAAAGCAAGGTTTATTATGCTGCAATATTAATATTAATGTTAATAATAACATTATTAATAGTTTCTTTTTGTTTTTCACTTAAGTTCTTAGGTAAGATATAATAATTACCATATTTAGGAACATAAGTATTACCAACTTGAACAAAGTTCTGATAGAAACGAACAGGTACACCAAGCCATTTAAAATCATAACCTTTATCAAAGTTACCATTTACCGATTTAGCATAGTCATCAAGTTTCTTCATAGCTATATCAAATTGGTCAAGAAGATTATATTTTTCATACTTATAGACACTATTAAATGGACAAGTATAGCATGGCATATCTGCGCAAGGACATGTCCAAGACGATGGACGTAATGCAGATACGTGATATTTAGGAGAGATACCAAATGCAATATAGTCATTAGGACCTGCATATTGCATACTAGTTTGTTCATTTTTAGGACCATCTATACCATCCATAGTTAAGTATGGATATTTATTAGCAATTGTATTAATCAAGAAATTCTTCAATTTACCTGTTTTATCGTATTTCTTTTCCGGAAGTTCAATCAAAAATTGTTTCATAATTTCAGCCTTTAATTTTTTTTAAAAATAACTTTTTCTTTATTTACTTCTGCGTTTGTTTCAATCAAGTTACCGTATTTTAGTTCATTATCAAATGCTAATATGCAAGGTTCCCCAGCATCTCTTACTTTTAAGAAATGTAGATACACTTTATTTTTTACAGGTAAACGATTAACACCATAAATTGCTAACCCCAGCAATTCTGGTCTTGATAATGCCATAACAAAGTCACTAGCTTGAAATATAGCATCAGAAGCTGCTAAGTCACTCCTCATCGGATAATGGCTACTTGGATTATTAAGTCTATCAGGTTGTTCAATATTTCGATTCATCTGTGAAATCTGTATTATACTAGTAAAAGATAATTTCTTCATTCGTATAAACATTTTCTGTAAATCTACTATTGTACCTCTTTCACTATCTCCTTCGACAAGAAGAGCGTGGTCTAATATTATAATTAACCACTTGTCTTTTGCAATATTATCGTGAAAGTATTTTATAGTTTCTTCTATCTTTTCTACACTGCAAGGAGTATCTACATAATATATTGGATACTTCTTAATAGATTCTACTGTAGTTTTTACCTTAGTAAAATCTTCATCAGATAAATCTGCTTCAGCGCTATATAATTCTGAAGTTGTTTTTCGTAACTTATTACTTAGTTTTCTACCTATTTGTCTATAACTAAGCATTTCGAAACTAAAACTGAGAATAACCATATCCTGATCAGAATTAAGGTCAATTAAATCAGTTTCTAATGTATTAGCAAATGCTGATTTACCAGAACCAGAACCTCCTGCTATTGTTAATATCATATTTGGTTCGATTCCGCCACACGTAACTCTATTGAATTTACTCCAACGAGTCTTTAGTGGTACTATAGTATGGTTTTTCCTATTTTCTATATATTTAACAGATTCATCTGCTACTTGAGAAATAGTTTTAAATAATATTGGCTCCATAAGCTATTTCATTATTTATATCTTGTTCCATACTAAATTGCATTTCTTCTTCAGTAACTTCCCACTCTCGTTGAGTGAGCCATTTCCACATTGTTTTCATATATCCTATTTTACCAGTTATCATCTTATTATCAATTTCAAACTGAAGACATTTGATTAAATGTTCGTGCATTGCTCTAGATTTTCCAACAATTCTATTGTATTCCTTTCTACATTTATTAATGTTAGAACGTAGGAATCCTTTAGTACCATCAGGTCTAGTAACATACACTGGAAATACTTCATAGAATTCATCAAACCAAGATTTATCTTGTTTAAGACGTTTTCTTGTATCTTCTGAAATACTATAAATTTTACTATCACCAGAAGTTATAACTGTGATAATGTTACTGTCGACTAACTCTTGAATTTCGTTCTCACTAATTCGGCTGAGAAATTGGTGAATGTCTTGATTATTACTTTGATTTTCATTCAAAACAAGAGTTAGAAATACTAATTGATTAATTGACATTTTTCCATAAATGTCGAATAACGATGTATCTAATTCTAGTATCATAATATAGTTTTATTTTTATGAGCTAGCTGATATCATCTGAAAATATTTGTTAAAATAAGCTCAACTGTTTAGGTTCAAGCTCTTCTATTATCTTAAGGCACTCTTTTAAGTAGTACCGATAATTAATCTTTCTTTCTTCTATAGGTTTGCTATCAAATTTGTTTAATATAGTAATACCAGATGCTGTTAATAGATTAGTAAAATTAGTTCTTCTACCTTCAGAATCTACTAAACATTTATATAAATAAGGACCATTAGTAGATGCATAAAACCTATTTATACGTTGTATAAGGTTATTATTATATTCTACAGAGAACTTCTTATCTACTTTCTGGTAAGTGAGAAATTTATTAATATCTTTACAATTATAAATAGTATCTCTTACTGGTATATTATCAACAAAATAATCTCTAATTGCTTCAGGAATTATCTTAGGAGACATACCTTTGCCAAGTAATACTTTAGTAATAAACATACCTTTTTCTTTTATATAATCATCTTTAATTGCATCTAAAGATACATAAGGTTTGCCTTTTTTATTTAAAGCTTTTTCAGGATTTGTTTTAAATAGTTTCTTCATTTCCTGATACCCTTTAGATACTGCTATATAATCATTGATAGCATACTGATACATAGCTTCAAAACGGTCTTCTTCTAATACGAGTTTAGTTTGTTGTTCCCAACTTCTACATATTTCTTGTACTTTACTATATGTATCTTTCTTAAGTAATACAAATAGACCATCTGTATTAGCTTGTACTATTCTACAACCTATATCTGTTAATGATTCAGCTAACATAAGTAATAATAACTGACCATTAATTCGGATTTGCATAACTGCAAATGGACTATAACAAAAGTTATGTTCATTTTGTAAGTTACCGCTTAATCCATTTAAAGCTAATTTTAAGGTTTCGTTTTTAACTTTATCACCTGCATGTTTAGCTTCAATTCGTTCGTTCTTAATTTGTGAATACACTTCTAAGAACTCTGGACCTAAATGTTTAGGATAAAACTTATATTCTATTAGCATACTAGGATATAGAGATGCAACGTCGATGTCTATTAACATTTCATCTTCCTTAGGAATAATTATTTCTGGGTTATTTACAGAATGTATTCCTCCAACTCCTACTGAATATCTTAAACCTCTAAATACAAACTTATTTTCATATCCTTTTCTTCCTGGAGAAACTATTTGTTTCTTCATATCGGATAATACATTTTTTAGTATAGGATCTCTATATTCAATAAAAGGTAATATTACTTCATTTAGCGCTATAACATCTGCTGGACTTCTTAAATCTTTAATATCCCGCCAAGTTAAACCTGTTTTTTCGAGATACTTTTGAGTTAAGATTTTCATACCAATATTTACACCATCTTTACTTAATACTCTTACTCCATATTCATCTTCAATTGCTATTCTTAACTCAACTTTATCTTTACACTTATTTAATAATGTTTCAGTTGAATCTACATCATTTATATTATATTCAATCATTTCATCAATTAAATCTGTATCTAGAGGTTTTGTCCAATCATGTGCAAACTCTAATACATTTTTATATTGCATTGTTACTTGTATTTCTTTTAGACCTACACGTAACTTTTGAGAATATAACATAGTAAGAATATCAAATGTTTCAAAATTAACAGCGTATTTCCACTTTTTCCAAGCAGATATATCGTTGTTAGAAGTAGTTATGATTTTACTTAGATTATATAAACTATCACAAATTCTTAGATAGTTCATATTAATCATCTTATCATAATAATCTATTATATAATTTATAATAGCATTATCATAATGAAGATTATTATATCCAGCAAATATTTTATTAGTATTAAATTGTATATCTGTAGTATATATATCATTCCAGCTATAAGAATTATTTCTTATAGTATAAAAGAAATCTACAAGTTGTTTTAACTCATTTTTTCTACATGATATTTCGAATTTGTAATATTGCTCAGTTTCTGTATTTTTAGCAGTACAATGAAACACATTTTGGAAGACTTCGATATCATATACATATACTGTTTTCCCTCTTATCTTCATAAAATATAGTTTTATAGTGATTCTATTGCGATTTGAACGCAAAACCTACACTTTAGAAGAGTGTTGCTCTATCCAATTGAGCTATAGAATCAAGTGAGGCATTAAAATTTATGCCTCGTATAAATTATTTTAAACTGCTTCTGCTGTATAATAATCAGGATATAAATTCTTAAGTTCTTTAAGCTTTATTTCATAATCCTTTGATGAAGCAGTCCATCCAGTACATATTCGTAATAGTTGATCTGTAGCATTATCATAAATATTAATACTAATAAAATCTTCTATTTTATCTACTAATTTAGCAGACAATGCAGTTAATGAATCATGCAAGTATGCTAAAGTTTTATTAGAATAATTCTTAACAAATACTATTGGCTTATGTTCTGAATTAAATTTTCTAAACTCTAAACGATACTTAAACTTAGCAAGTTTCTTTTCTCGTATAGCTTTTATTAACTTCTGTATTTTAGTTTCATGTGCAGATTCTTCTGCTGCATGTTTTAAGTAGTTATTAGCTTTACCGTATTCTTCACTGTTCGAGACTAAATCTTTACGCCATAAACTAAATTCTCGGCTATCTAATTTACTGAGTTTTAGCAATTTAGCAGAATCTCTTCTTTTTTTATTTTCAGATTGGATATTCATTTTATCAGCTTCATCTGTAGCTAATTTTAAATATCGGATATCTTTTACTTTTGATATATTATTTTTAGTAGCAAAAGAAATATCTTTTAGTGTTGGCTGTTTTCTTATAGTTTTACTATAAGTTTTATCTCCAACGTTAAAGTTAATAGTATAAGTAATTTTCTGATTAGCTAATGCAGCTTTTGCAGCTTTAGCTACAGGACTCCATTCAAAAACAATATCTGTCTTTGCTCCTTTACTTGGATTAGGTTTTGTAGTAACTATTTTAATTTTCTTATCAATAGTTTCTTCTTCTATTTCGTATAATTCTTCTAATTTCTTATTCTTCTCCATCAAGGCATTTATCTTGCGATTACGATTTTCTGAATATCGTTTCATCTTTGCCTCATATCTTTCTAGAGGAGTTTTTACTGCTTTTTCTTGAATTACGAAATATTTTTCACCTGTTTCTTTATTTCTTTTATTTAATTTGATAGTATATTTTTCCATATTGATTACGAATTTTAATTAATAAAAAAGTAGTTAGTAAGCAATATACCTACTAACTACTAAAAATAAACACACAACAATAAAAACAACTAAGCTGCCAAGCTTAAAGGAGCGATAGTATCATCGAACTCCGTTTCGTTATTAAACTTTTCAAGTTTATTGTTCAATTCAATTATTTGTAAATCTAGTTCTTTAATACGTGCAAATTTCCAGTTAGAAGTAAAAATCTCTGTACGATTTAAATTCTTCTTACCCTTCTTCGCTTTAAGAACAGGATTTAATGTTCGGAAACTATTTGAACTAATTTTATTACGAATTTCTTTTAGTTCACATAGACGAAAAATGTCTAACTGATTACAATCTTTCGGTAAATCACTTAGTTTCTTAAGCCCCATATTAATAGCAAGTAACTTAAGTTTAATCAATGCACGCTTTTCAGCAAGCATTTTAATTTCTTCAAATAAAACCTTTAAGTCATATTTACGCATATAGTTTTTATTTACTACATTTTCTGCATAAATAATGTCCCAATATTGTTTTAACTGATATGATATATTATTACGTTCTTCTATAAAATTCTTTGATTTCTTTGTCATATATTTTGAGTTTTAATTGATTAGTACTAAAGTTATATAACATATTAGAAATCGTTTACCTGTGCCGTGGTATCCATATTGAAATGGCAGCATAGTTCTTATTTTCCTAGCTTTCCAGTTATTCCCTATCAGTTACGGTAGGATTATTACCACGATAATAATAACTAGAGACCCATCATCTCTAGTTATTAGAAATTATTTTTGTTTGACTTTCGTCGAATTTTCAATCTAAGGTTTAAAGTTCCATCAACATATACTTAAATTAAAAATTGGTTTATAAAGAAATATTATGGTTTCCGTACTAGTATTTCCACATCTCCTATTACTTCACCACTATTTAATATAACAGATGCTTGTTTCTGAGAAAAAGCAATTGTTTCAAGACCTTCATTTTTTCTAGTAGGTCTAGAACTAGACATATTTATATATTGGCTAGTATATTCTCCATCCATATTACCACCATATCTTAGAACATCAAAAAGCATATCAATTACATATTCGTAGTTATTATTCCGAACAGCTTTATCCATAAAGTCCTTAGTCATTCCATCAAACACAGGATTAGAATAATTACCATTTGGAACTGATATAACATCCATAATTGTTAATGCTAAATCACGAAAACTTATATCTTTATAGTCACTAAACCATAAGCATAACCATTTAAATCGCCGTCTTTTAGTATAGAAACGAACTGATCCATCATCATGAATTTCTATACTACCAACAACCTTATCACCCATCGTGATATGTTTATAGACATACTTATTATTTAGTATAAAACGTAATAAGTCTTTATGAACTTCACTAATTTTTACTTCTGTGTTGTTCATTTTTATTTATATTAAAGTCCATATTGACGATAATATTCGTCACAGCTCTGCTGCTGACCTTTAATAAGTTCTTTAAGCATAGTCATCTGTGCTAAGAAATCATTAGCAAGTGCCTCTGCCTTCTCTGCTTCCTGTTTGTTACGGAAGTTAGCTTCATCTGTCAATCGTTTCCGATCGGCAAAGAATAGCGGAGTTTGATTATTCTTAGCTCGAACACATGCTTCTTCAATTGCCGAATTATCTGTTGCTTCTGCAAAGAATTTCGGTTCTTGAATAATCTTAGCCCGTAATTCTGGCTTTTCGTTGAACTCAATGAAAATCTCATCATTAATAACAAGAAGTCGTTGAGATGACACAAGAACAGTGTTAACCATATATTTCAATAGTGGTTCTACTAACCGTGGATGTTGATTAGTAAGTTCCTTCTCACGATGAGAAAGATCAACATTGTCAACTTGCAAATAACAGATAGTCTTACCTAAAAGGCTACCCATATTACTTACTACCTTACGAGCATCCCGTAAGCGTGCTTCAATTTTCTGTTCATTTCCTTGATTATAATTATTTTCCATTTTGATAAAATTTTTATTTAATTGCAGAACCCATCGTTCCTAAGTAACACACTAGCAGTTCTCTTAATTTAGTATAATTAATAGGCGTCTTATATCCTATCGCTTTTAAAAAGCTTAGAAATAATTATAGTAAATCTCTAATTCAATAGATACTATACATGTTACCATTATAAAAAATCTGATACAGTATGATAAAACTCGACATTTAATTCTTATTTACCTTCACTGATATTATTCTGATAACTTCTGCAATTAAGGTTATTTGAAATTATTTGTTAATTCTCTGATATTTATTATCGTAGTTATATTCTAGAGCTCTTGGTAGAGGTGCATATAACAGGGACTCTAATGGTAAGAGATATATACCCCGTAAAATAATTGGTTTAGCTGATTGTTTAAAGAGCCTAACAGTAAATACCTAAAAACGTGCTCTACTCATTTTTATCCATTCGTCAGTTGAGTGCTGGGTTCCGATACTGTATATTATATCTACCGAGACAGGGTAGACCTTTTGTCGACATCAGCGCTGCCGGTTTTGTTATGAGCTGTTTATGTTTCAAAACACCCACTCTATAGCCTTGTATTACTCACAGGCTGCGTGTACTTACGACTTTGTTCTTATCCTGCACATAATTCTAGGATTTCCACCTATCATCCCTTAATGGAGGGAATCAGTGTCACTTTACATATATTGTTGCGCAATATACTTTAAGTGGTTCTAGTGTTAGCAATTATATTGTACAGTCGAGGGTGGCTCGATATAGCTTTTAACTATACACTATACTACCATTGGACTTCCTCATTGCTTTAGTTAAACATGTTAGTAATCTCATAAAAGAACCCTTACATATTAGACTTACTATCTACATTTAGTGTCAGTAAAGTGTAGCTGCTAAAATGGGGAATACACAGATTATACTCCGATCTGCTTCGTCCTCTAGGTTAAAATATTTCACGACTTTCCTTACTGGTTGTAAGGCTCAATGTTTTTAAATATACAACGTTATCTCAATGTTGCCAACTCGAATTTGATCAGGGAGTTATTTCTCCACTAGCTTTAGATTTTCTGTTTATACTAATCACTTCTAATCTATGATATAGAGTTTTCTGGCTCTTCATCCCATATCTACTTTATTTCCTAGTGCAAAGCACTTTAGGTTTATACTCATCTAAGTAGCAACTGAGTTTAATTATAATATTACTTAGTCCACACAATCCCATTAAACTGAGAATTATTTCTTGCAAAATACTTTAATTATACTTCCGATTAGTTATATAAATATAACATTACATATAGGCTTTACACCTAATCCAGTTAATCTATATTATATCCATCTTACTTACAACGTAAGTTCTATATAATGATCATAGCTACTCAGCCAAAAAGGCATGTAATTTACTACTCACTTATCATATAATTAAATAGTGCTATAATATTTATAATTCTACCTTCATACATACTGCTTTAAACATTCTTTCTTTAATGCACACTTCCAATTTAAGCTTTCCAAAGGCACGTGTCAGTATGGAACACTATAGTAGTATTTTTAGTAACTTTATAGCTACAAGGAAGATTTGGAGTCTCCCTAGAATGCTTAACGATTCTATAAATACATATCTACTAAAGTTTGGAGCTTTAGTACTTTCTTTATCCTCGCACTTTGCGAGTTTGCAACTCGTGTAAGGTAACATTCCCTTTTGATATTCAGTTTGATAACTGGTATTCGAATGTATTAACGATACCTGGCATTGTTTAACTTCATAAATCTGCTGATTTAATCGTTGCGTCTTTAGTCACCAATCGGTTCTCACTGAGGATGTGCCACGCTCTTCCTCTTTCTCGTCATTTTTTCAGTCTTAAACAGTAAATTCGACATGATCAAGTTATTATACCTTCGTTCACTCAATAATAGTGGTAGCTATTATTCCAGCCTCTAGTATTATGTACTGTTAATGCTTACTTTACTCAATTTCAGCATTCCTCTTCCTATTTGAATAGGAGCGTTTAGGCGAAGCAATTACGTTGCTAGCGAATGCAGTTTATAGCTCTTATTTCGCGCTTTGCTGCTCTAGTTGCGCGTCAGTTTTATCTTCACTGATAATATTTACCTTACATGTATTAAGGTCTAGAAATCCGACATAGTTAGTTCCTTTTACTAAGTCTATTGTTTTATGTTTAATATCATACGAGGATATAAACGAAATAGGATCGAATATATTTGAATCAAAACCTTCTAATTTCTTAGATAGTTCTTCAATTCTATATTCTAACTTCTTAATAAGTAAACTAGATTGATTAAGTATCTCATTAATTTGTTTATTAAACTCATGAGATACTTTACCATCTTCTATGACAATTCTAGTAGCAGAAGAAGCTTTAGACAACTCTATTCTGCTGTTCTTTAAATTGCGAATAACTTCTGAAGTACGAAGCATGTGTTGAACGACTAGTCTATTTCTCGTCATCTTCATTATTATTCCAAATTAAAGGTTCTACATTATTTCGTATAATTACCTTGTTCTCCAATACAAGAGGAGCAACACGATATGGCGCAGGTCGATTATCCACTACGACAGGCTTCTCGACTATACGCTCAATATACTTTTTAATTGTTCGTATACTATCTTTCTTAACAATGTTTACATTAGCAGTAGCTGTACCTTCTACTGCAACTTCTTCATTCTTAAGGTCGATTTTAATAGTAGATGGTAAGATTGCTTCAGCAGGTCTTGGAACATCTACATAACGAGGGACAGGAGCCAGTTCTGCTTTTGGTGCAGTTTGTTTAAGTGCATCATAGCTAACAAAGCTTCCGAAAGTTAAGATACATAGTATCATTAACATATTAATACAATTGTTCATATTTGATTATGCTTTAGAGTATGCAGATTCATCAATGTAATTTGCTAATCGTTTTACAGGATCTTTATACAATTTAGCGATCTCAGTAAGTTTATTCTGAACTAGCTGAGTAGAATCTCCTAGATTATACATATTGTTAATTACAGAGAAAATCTTATCTCCTTTGATTTTATTTACAAAGTCTTTGTTGTACTTACATTCAATTATTCTGTCAATAGTTACTGGAATATCTTTTTCTTTGTTAGCAATCTTTTTGATTATTTCATCAGTAGATGATTTGCTTAGCATATCATTAAAGATTGTAACAGAAGCATCCGCTCCAGTCTTTTCTGTAGCAAATTCTTCAGCACTATTAGCAAGCATTACTTTAACAAAATCGGCAATCTGTTGTTCATTATATCCTAGACCTTCAAAGTCTTTATACAACAAACTATGTGCAATATATGGAGAGTTATTTCCAATTATAGCACCAGATGCTTTACTCATTAAACCCTTCAAACAAAGTGTTTTTGTTTGATTAAACTTACTATACATTAGAGCTAAAGTAGTAGTAGGATTATCAGATTTAACTTCAAATGCTTTATTTGCCCATTCAATAGCATCTTTAACATTCAAAGCCATCCGTTGTGTAGCATTAATTTTAGTACCTTCTGCAATATTACTACGACTTAGAATTCCTCTAAGAGCGTTAAGCTTTTCTTCTTCAGTTAGCTTAGGATCTGCTTCAGGTATTTCAAACTTAGTTGCTTTAGCATCTGCTTTAGCAGCTTTTTTTACATCTTCAGGTACTGATTCAAATTCAAGATTTAATTGCTTTCCGTCTTTAGTAGGTAAAGCTTTAACATCTACTCCATACATATTTAAGAATTGATTCTTAATCTGTGAATATACGTCTTTAGTTATAGTAATACCCTTAAGAATAGATTTACCTTCTTGTTCTAGTTGCATTGCATATAACAAACACAACTGACACAATCCTCCACTATATACTTCCTTCATTGCGGCAACTTGTTCGCGAGGCAAGTCTTCGTCAGTATCAATATAAGTTTTACGGATTAGTGATAACAATTCTACTTGATGGTTTTCATCAATACGTTCCTTATTTGCAATCATAGCTACTCCACGTGTAATATCAATAGGTAGTTGTTTTTCGGTCTTTTCCTTGTTGATATCTACAGTCTCTGGAATAATAATTTCAACTTTTTCTTCCTTTTTCTTTTCTTCCTTCTTCTGAGATTTCTCAGATTCAGGTTTTTTGTCTTCTTTTTTACCTCCTTCTTTTTCTGGTTTTACACTAGCCTTAGTTTCCTCAGGCTTCTTCTCCGTTTTCTTTTCTTCTTTAGAAGTATTTTTAACTTCTTCTTTTGGTTTTTCTACAGGCTTCTTTTCCTGTTCTTTAGGTTTATTACTTGGTTGAACTTCTTCTTTCTTTTCAACCTTTTCAGTCTCTTTTTCTTTTGTAGGTTCTTCTACTTTTACAGTATTAACCTTATTTTCTTTAATCTTTGCTGCTAAGTTAGATTTGTTTTCTTTTTCTTTATTACGTTTTGACATTTTGATATGTTTACGACAGTCCTTTCTGCCTTTTAAGTTAAAAAATAAATTAATAATTTAATGGTTTAAAAACTTGATAGTAGAAGCATTTCAACTATCGTTAACAATCTCTGGTAGGTTTAACACTTTATTAGGTGTGCCTATTGATTTAGCTACAATGTCACTCTCCATTTCCTTACCCATTACCTTGTATGTAGCTTTATTTTCTATTTCCTGGTAATTATTACTAGGAATAGTAAATAAAACATAAGATAATGTGGGATTAGGAGTTGTAGCTTTATCTACTACAGCTTTCTCAGGCTTACTATTATCATCACTATTAGTGATAAAATAGTATCCTGCACCTAATAACAAACCTAATGCTAATGTAGTTAGCATTCTTGTACAAGCATCAATTCTTTGTTCAGTTTTCATTACTCTAGATATAATGAAAATGATGATGATTGCAAGCAACAAATAAATTATCGTTGACATGATTTGTTAGGTATTAGTAAATATTTGCTATTTTTTGTTTTAATCGTTGTCTTGCTTTATTTAAATCTGATTTAACTTTAGATTCTGGTAAAGCAAATTTTTCAGATATCTCATTATAAGATAGACCTTCTATTCGAGCGTTTATTAAATCTCTATATTTCTTTCTAAGTGTTAGAATAGCTTGTTCAACTATTTTTACTTTTTCTTGTAAAACTAATTGTTCTTCAGGACTTTTTTCGATATTTTCTAATTGAATAGTATTATCTTCATCGTCCATATAGTTATTTAATTGCTCTTTCTTATTTCTTCTTATATAATCTATTGAACTGTTAACTGCAATAGTTTTTAACCACATTTCAAATGAAATATGTTGTACATAAGAATCTAATTTTTGATAAGCTTTAGTAAATACTACAGATGTTAAATCATCTGCTATATCTGTATTCTTTACTATATTATAAATAGTAAACCAAATATTTGATTTATATAATTTATAAAGCTTAGTAAAGGCACTTTCTGAACCTTGTTTAGCCTGTTCTACTAAAGTAATTACTTCTTGTGTCATAGGCATAAAATATTAGTGAGCTATAGTCTACCCAACGACTATAGCCCTAAGTCTAAAATGGTAAAGTCGATATATAGTATCTACTACATTCAGCAAATCTAAAGTTAAACAAAAGAAGTATATGATTTCCCCAGTATATTTTAGCAATCTCTGGTATTTGTAATTTATCTATCATATTTATTACAATTCTAAGTTTTACTCTAGATGTACTTTCTGTAATAGTAAATCCTTTATCATTTATTAGACAATCTACAATAGGTTGAAATATAGTTCTATTTGCATATCTAGCTAATTCTACTACTTCTTTACTTCTATGAATAGTAAAATCTAAAGGATAGATATGCGGATCATCTTCTATGTTATAATACTTATCACTAAGATATTTTTCACATATAGGATTATAATTGAACATATATTCATAAGGTAGATTTTTGTTAATAGTATCTAAAACTTCGATAAGCATACTACTAAATATAATTAAGAAATTTCTTAATTTTATTTTCTAAGATATTTGATGCTTGCCCAACATCAATCTTATACTCTTTACAAATTGTAATAATGAATTTGTTGTCACATTCTGCTGTTCCATACATCTCCATATACGCTTTGTACTTTTCTGTGAGTTCTTTGATTTCCTCATCTGTTATTACTTCACACTTTTTAAAAGTACGAGTACCAATTCCTAATAAACTATTAACAGCACTAGTTACGGTTAATTTATCAAATGTATATTGGTCGGGATTTTGAACAATATGTTGTACTTCAATAGAATTTTCACCTAATTCTTTTACTCTTCCAGTATTAAAGAATTCATTCATTGAGATACCTTTTAAAATTTTGATAAATGGAGCCTCACCTACTGCTTTAATAATTATGTTCTGGCTAGGTCCCTGAGCCATCCATACTCCTTCTTTTAATGCCATAGTTACTTACTTTTTGATTTGTAAAACTTTTGTGAAATTTGATATGCCATTGTTAAATCAATGCCATATTTTGTTATTAACTTTTGTCTAAAGTCATCTATATCTTCAGATTGTTCTCCTAGTTTAATGACTTCATCTTTTAAACCTGGCTTATTAAATTTAATCCAAGTTACAGTTTCAAATAATTTTTCCATTAATTACTGACAGTTATATTCATAGTTTGATACTTGTTCTTGAATATTACTCCAAAAACTTAGTCCTTCTTCTAAACTAAGTGATACACATATTGCTTGGATAGAATATGTTGTATACAAACGATTTATCATATTAATAGCTTCCTTATAATGATATTTATCTTTTAAGTTACTAGGTATGTATTTTTGATATACTTGTTTAGTAAAGCTACAATAACATTTATTACGTTTCATAATAGTACGCCATGATTCTGGCATTCTATCTTTACAAGCTTGTCTAATACTTTTTTCCATAATATTATAATTATTTAAAGTTTTTGTACATTAGTACTATTTTTTTGCTCCTTTCTCTGTTTCATTAGTTTTTTATTTTACCTAATATATTATCCCAATATTCAAATCCTTCTTTAGTACTACTCCAAGAAAATCTACTACTCCATGATCCTGCTGTGGGATTTTTTTCAAATACTTGTAAATCAGGTTTATTTCCATATCTTGCTTGATTCTTAAGCATTTTCTGTTTTATTTCTGGTGGTAAAGTCTGAATACTATAAAATTCTGTTTTCTTTCTATGTCTTCCTCTATTCATAATATTAAAGTTTAGTTCACGGAGCAGGATTCGAACCTGCACTCATTTCCCATATCCGTTCTGTGTCTAACCAATTGCACCATCCGTGACCTGCTTTTTACGACATTAGCTTAGCCGTTGACTTATCGTATTACGCTGCAATACGAGTATAGTCTGTTACAAAAGATTTGTCATTTCTGACGTCTATTGACCTATTCATTTTCATCCTCGCTGTCAAATCCATAATACCCCATTAGTAGGATTTTCACCTACTTTGAAGCTTTGCGACATTTAGTCTAGGAGTGGTTTATACCCTTGCCAAGAGGAATCGAACCTCTATGTTTCTGACCGTGGAGTATGAGGGAGTCGAACCCTCGTCCAAACGATTCATCCAATGACCTAACAGTCAATATAGTAGTATATAGTTAAATCAATAACTATATACTTAAATATGAATAAACTGTAGGTAAGTATAGTAAAATAATAATCGGAAATATACTTATTATATACAGAGGTAGATAGCTTACTCTATATTTAAAGATTTACTTCTATATCTAATAATAGCGTCAATTATCATTTACTATAGGCTCTAGGCTCGCTTACTCTACAGTTTTAAATAGGCTTTGATTGCATGTATAGTATAGCAAGTGCTCACGTAAAACGGACTCGATTGAACTATAGGCATAAAGCTCTCTATACATATACAATTTGATTTTGTGTACTGTTTATCGTCATAAGACTATTCATAGTATAAACTTCGCCAGTTTTATACCCTCGTGGCTTATAGCTCTTGAGTTTAGAACGATCTTTAGGCTCATGATCAGTGGCACGTTTTTTACCCAGCAAAATGGGTCAAGCCTCTATTGCTTGTTGTCAATTCAACTGTGTACAACATCCTGCATCAAAAGACGACTTATCATGTTCTATGTACAGATTTGTCATAAAGACTTCTTCTTGGGTTGTCGATTAATAACGCCAAGCGTCATCACCGTAAATATCACGTTTACCTTTGTCAATAGCTTTATCGCGAGTTTCTTCAGCCTTTGATATAGCACTGTCATAGGTTTCGTAATTACCTGTAGCTTCGAGGTCTTTTCTTGCTTCACTTACATCTTTCAGATAAACTTTCTGAGCTGCTTCTTTTATACGAGCCATACGAAGACCCTTCAAAGCATTATCTTCTTTACTTTCTGAGTTACGTAAGCGCTGTTCAATTCGTTCAGTTTCTTCTTTCAATTTACGTTCTGCAATATTATTCTTTGCAGCTTCAATTGCTTCTTTAGAACCAACTTTCTGTTTTTCAGATTGAGCAGTAATAGCAGCTTCAACATCGAATTCAGCACACAAAACGTTTGCGCCTAAGATAGCGCTTGTAAAATTTACATTTTTCATAATTGTTTGAAATTTTAATTGTTAATAATTGATTTATTTAAGAAATGAATATTAATAGTATATCCCATTAAGTGCATCAATCGCTTCTATAAGATCTTCAGCTTCTTTCTGAGATTCTAATATAATTTCTATTAGTTCTTCTTTTGTTTTTGTTTCTAATTCTTCTTGTGTCCACATAGACTTTTAAATTTAAGAGAGTTATCTGTCTATTCGTACGTCTTATTCAACAGAAGCCCTTTTCCTTCTCCTGACCTATTACTAGGTTGACCGTTGTATAGTCCGTAGTACTCTATCTGTTAAGATTCCTTTAGGGGTTTGGCTTTATAACCCTCTGGGCTTAACTTCACCATAACTTAATAATTAAGTTAAAAACAAATTATCTGGCATGATAATATTAGTTGTTATAATAAATATTACTTTATTACTACACGCATGGAGATTTTACCTTCCACGTTTATAAGGCTCTAATTTCTTATGCCTTATTTTCTTTTTAGATTGATACTCGTAAGCTTTTTCAGATTGCTTAGATCCTGGAAAATGAGATTCTTTGTAAGTCTTTCCCATATTACATATCCATTATATAATACATTTTAGCTGCTAACTCTGGTATATAACTAGCTTTGATATTAGTTAAGTAACTAAGATCAGATGTACTAGGTGTCATTAATATACGCAAAGCTTCTTTGTTATTAGTACTAATAATAGATGCTTTCAAATAGTCTTTAAACTTACTAGAACTTGGATGATATCCGGATTTAGCTTCAAATTGTTTAACAAGCTTGACAAATTCAGAATCTTTAGCATTTAATCTTTCCTGAGATGCATCTTCCTCTGACAATAATACAGGTTTAGTATTAAAACCAATTTGTTCAGAGAATTTAATCATAGCATTTTTAATGTTTGATTCACTCACCTCATTAGGTATGCATATTACGACTACTTTCATAATTTTGATATTATTTAATTTTAGTTAGTTTACTTTTTTTGTCTGTATTACGACTGTTAATATCAGCGTATTTATCCTTATTGTGTATTTTACCACAACGAATACAGAAGACTCTATCTTCTCCATTTTCTGATGGAGAGATTCTAGTACCCCAAATATGACCATATTTAATACAGTCAATTCTTCTTAATTTCTCTATTTCTTCTAGAGTTGTTCTTTTGCTACACATGTTAGCTAATTTCATAAAGAACTTTGTTAAATATTTTCTCATTTACATATAGATTAATAGTTTAAAAGTTAATATTAATGATGGCGTCTCATAGTTGCAGCTATGAGATTGTAATTAGTTTAATTGAAAAAGATTTAAAGTTGATACAGTATACTGCAATATACTTACCAGTTCTCCAATAGGATAGCTTTTGTTAATAGAGTGAACTATTTTACATTTTTGACTCTCACATATTTAAACACATGCAGAAAAGCTGTCAAACCAATCTTACTGTGTACATGATTTTAACGCCCGCACGATCATAAATACATTTAATCAATAGGTTATTTATAATTTGCATACGTATGTCTCACTAATTTTAATCAACTATCATAGTATTTACTTACGCCCCACATGTTTGTCATCTTCTGAAGGAGCTATATTCCTGTTTCTCAACTGTAATATAGCAAAGACAATTTTAAAATAAACTAAAATGAAGATTTTAAAGAGTCGTTCTTTGGTTCAGGTATACTTGGTTTAGGCATACTGTCTGGTAAATATTGTTTTTGCACATCCATAGCATGTTTAATAATCTTATCATAGAACTCTTTATTTGTAATATAAGTATTTACAATATCTTGAATAGATATTTGTGTTCCTTTTGTTACAAGTATTTGAGTAACTATTTGAGTAGGCATATCTAAGTATACACTATCACAATAGCGATAAAATCTCATTTCTTCTCTTTCTTGCAATACTTCCTTTACAGAAGGAATGTATTCTTGTTCAATAGAATCCGTATCAGGGATATCATTGATTGCTTGTGGTTTTTTCACACAGCTTGTTAGTATAGTTATTAACATAACTATTGCTAAAATAGCAAATAATTTTAAAGATTTAAATTTTTCTTTCATTTTTGATAATGTTTTTAATTAATTTTACTGTAACATTGAATAGATTTCAGCAGCACTTTCTTTAACTTCTGCTATAACTACTTCTTCTTCGCCTAAATTAGTATAAATATAAGTACAGTCTTCTCCATCACAAATAGATGAAATTATTTCTGTATTTATTACTGTATTACCTAGCGTTTCTGGATCAGCGTTAGTTAATAATATAAATTTCTTCATTATGGTATAATATTATAAATTATTACTAATAGTGATACTAATATATATAAACTAATCATAATAGTTTTATGATTGTCTATAAATTGTAACATTTTATCTAATAAGATGTCACAAATATCAGGGTTTGAATCTGTCTTCATACTTCTCACTGTTTTTATTATCTAAATTGTGATTAGCAGAAGCTCCTAGTTCGTATATAAATCTAATTACGCAGAATATGCATAACGTGATTATAATAACACACCACCATTTGTAATAGTCATATAGACTACCATGCTTTAGCTCAAAGGCTAAACTTTCATCTAAAACTGCATCAATATTAGCTTTTAACCATAGTGTTACTATAGTAAGAGCTACTATAAATCCAGCTAAAAAATTGATTAAACTTTTCATTCTTTAATTTGATTTAATAGTTGACTACTAGAATTCTTCCAATTAGAAAGTAATTCATTAAATTTATCTCTTAATTCTAATAATTGTTCTTTCTCTTCATCTGTTATACATTTATAATCAGATTCAAGATTAATAAGTAAAGAAGATAGGTTACTTTTTAGACCAATTAATCTAAAATAAGTAAAATTTCTATATTTTATTAGCTTTAATTTCTTGCTCATACTTTGCTATTTTATTATAAATTATATTCCAATAGCGAATACCTTTTATTGAATCTTTCCAAGAAAAAGTAGTCATTATATAATATATTACATAATCACTTCTTTTTTTATATAGGTTAAGACCTCTATAATTATAATTACTAAAGCTCATATTATAATATATTACTTCGGAAACAAATTCACTTAAACAATTAAAATGAATTAAAGCGTGTAACAAGTTATATGACATGTTTGTCATAATGTGATGTCTCATATCCTGCTTAATTCGTTTTAAATCTTTACCCATATAATCTACAATATTTTCCATAATTACTTTTTAATAAAGAATACTAAATTTTGATTTGTACAAATAGCAAGATGTGAATACTTTCTAATAAATTTCTTTTTCATATTGATTATGTTTTAATGGTTAGTAAATTCTAATAAAATGAAGGTGCTACTTTCACAAGCAGCAACCTTCTATAAACCAAATTTTAATAAAGAGAATGGCAAATGTAACTAACATCTGAGGACTAGGATACGCTAATCCCTATAAATGATACAATTAAAAATAGCGAAGAGTTACTAACGTAGTACAATATAGTTTGCATCATACATGATTTTAAAGTCTGCACTAATGCTAGTTCGAGTGAGCTGTATAAAACAATATACATTTCAGACTAGACATAAGCCCCACATGTTTGTCAAGGATTCTCACCTTAATAACTTATAGTTTAATTGCCATTAATAATGTAGAAGATATAACCTACAGCAAATAATGCTATAAGAATGTAAATAATTGTAACTCCTACAAATGCAATTATTCTTTCAAATAAGTCGTTATCATCTTTTTTCATAATTTAATAATTTTATAAATTTGCATTTTACACCTAAAACTTATATTTATAGCATCATATGATACCGATTAACAAAGACTTTAAATCCTTTTCGTTCATTTTTGAACTAGTTAATCGAATTTACGATATGGTCTCGCTTTTCAATAAGAAACTGGTGTCCTCAATGTCTTGGAAAGTTATTGAGTTTTTTAAATATCTGTCTTTCCAGATTGCCAATATTAGTTTATACTCCTAATATTAGAGTTTACTATCTTTAATACCTAGAATAAGATAGCAGATTGTTTAAAAGAATAGTATAATCTTCCAAAACTATACTATTCTTTTGTATTATCAACACTCACTATTACACACAGTAGCTAATTGTGTTTATTTAGTGACTAGATTCATAGTGGAAATGATTCCTTATGAGAATCCTACTTACTAGCTAGACTCTTGCGCTCGATATTGACGTTGTGGCAATCAACAACAATATTTTTCACAATCGAGGGTCTTATTTCTCGGCAACTCCTACTTAATTTAAATTTGAATATATTTATATATCCCAAGTAATCAACAGATATTTGGAGCACTATTTTACATCATTGTTTTCACGCTGATTGCTCGTTTTTGATCTTTTAATCAATATATACTTGATCAGTATGTATATATCTATGCTTCTTACTTTCTGAGCGAGTTTGCGATTCTCAGATTTCATATTTTCTATTACCACACATTGGCTAATTAGAAGAGCCTTAATTAAATTAAAATAACATAACTTGCACAGTTTGTTTAGTTATGACTAACCAGCCTGTAACTAACTTCTGGTTAGTCTTAATTTAATTACTAGTCTTTACAGCGCTAGCTCTCTGTTTAGTTATTATAAAGATAATTAAATTAGAAAAAATTGCTATAATGATGACTCAATTGTAGTGATACGCAGAAGCGATGGACACTTTCATGTCCACGCTCTGATTGACGAATAGGCTATATATTAGTATCATTCGTCATCGTCATCATCTGCATTAATGTCGGGTTTCGCGGGTGGGGTGATACTATCATTCTTACCCTCATTCCCTTTGTCAACTTTTTTCAATACCCAATAAATCTCACGGTTCAGATTGCTATCTGCATTGCGCTTGATTACTTCCTCTACTGTACCCCCATTTAATTCTGTATCCCATTCATTAGTATCGTCGAAGCCTACGACTTCGTCATTCTCCCCAATTATAGGCACAACCTTAGAATATCCTACAGCGTTAAGTGTACGTAGTTCTGTTTGACTGCCATTTTTGTCGTAATAGTAAAACCTTTCAACGTCATATAATTCACTGACTTTCATAGTTTTGTACACTAGCGGTAAAGAAAATTGACAATCTTCTAACTTAACTACTTCCCCTTTCTTGGTCGTAAACTGTTTTTCATCCGATTCCATGCACTTAATGAACCTATCTAGTAGTTTCTTGTAAGCCTTAGCGGTTTCGTCCTCAGTTGGAAACAGGCACTTGACTAAGTTTACATCTCGAATTGCAGCAGCTTGTGGGTTAAGTACACGCACACCGTTAATCATAATGAACGGTTCGCAATTCTTGTCCCCCGTTGTATAGGAAAATGTACATACGTAGTACTCATTTCCATTTTCACGAGTTCGCTTCTCTGCTTGAATTAATTTACTTAGCATAGTTGTAATTTTTTTTGATAAAACCTAATACTTAATACTTGATTGAGGAAGAAACACGCCATAGAGTTGAACCCCACGGGGTGTTCCTTCCGAAACAAGGTAGAGGGGTATGATATTTTGCTGGTCCACACACTCACAATTATCCTCATAATTTTTGTTATATATTTTTAATTTTTGTTAAATTTTGGCTATTAAACATACATAAACTTTCATAAAAAATGTTAACAATTTATCATAATAAGCAACAAATATGACTACTAATACGTTACTGTATTAGTACAGTCTAACACAGTAAATACAGTAAGTGGTATAAGTAAGTAAATACAACTACTACTTACTTAATATTATAAGTAACATGTATACTAGTAAAGAAGTAACTTTTATAGCTAATCAAGTAATTAAACTAATTACTCTTACTTAGATAATACTAATGAAATCATATGGATTTATAATACCAGAATCATGAATTACTATTACATTAGAAAGAAAGACTAGCAATATTCTAACTGCATTTACTTAGCTAATATAAGTAAAAAAGCTAGATACAACGATGATTATAGAACTTTTACTATACCAGGTAAAATAGAGTACACATTTACTGAATAGTTATACAAAGAATTCAAAGAAGACATTTTAAAGAAACATTCCTGAAGTACAAAGGATCGTAGCCACCTAAGCATACCATTAGAACTGCTCAACGTAGGTCTGAATCGTAAAAGTCAGCAGAGTTATTCCCTATCTTTGGGTATATTAAAATAGGGACCCCATTAAAATATTAGTTAGTATGGCACAAGATAATAACAAAAAGAACTATCCAGAGTATCATTTTCAGAAGAAAACTTATTTAGCAGTACCAGAAATTAGTGAAGGAGCGTGCGTTGGCTGCGCTTTCTACAATAAACTTGATTGTTCAAAGTACCCAGAACGTATAGCATTGTGTAGACAAGGTAATATTTTCAAAAGAAAGTTGCAACATATAGATGATTAATACGTTTAACAAAGAAAAATTATTTATGGAAGATAAAGTACTTAAGACAGTAGTAGATAGTATTAAATACTCATTTAAAAAAGATATACTAGTAAAACCATTGCCAACTACGAAGGTTACTGTAGAATACACAGAACAAATACCTACTGGTGAAAAGGACGAGGAAGGTTTCAATAAATATGAAACTAAGAGTCATACTAAAGAAGTAGATTCAGAATTTTCAAGAGGTATTGTTATATCTTTACCTACTAGCAAGGCAATAAATGAAGCTAATGATATGGACATTAATCTTGGCGACACTATAGTTTATGTATCTAAATTTGCTAAGAATTTTGATCTATTCAAAGACTCGCAACTGGTTAAACCATACGATGTAATTGCAGTTGAGTCTGCTGAAAAAAAGTAATTATTTAAGAGTGCTCGTGCGAGCTTAGTCGTCGCATCTGCACTATAAAAATTTTATTCATATATTTACATTCTAAATACCCAGGGTTAAAAGCTCTGGGTATTTTTATATAGTATACTTACTTAATAAATGTTAAATATTATAACCATTTACTTATAATGCCGTTTTATAGGCATATGATAACAATGATTATGATATTAATTATAACCGTAGTAAGTATTATCTTATGCATGCATTGTAAGAATATAGGCTATAACAAAGGATATTCAGACGGTTATGAAGAATGTAAAAAGAATTTTGAAAAGATAGAAAGATATAAAAGATCTATGAGTTCAAAATTCTTAGAAAAATTAAAACATTAATGATATGAAACAGTATAAAGTTATTAAAGAATTTGGTTGTGCCAAAAAAGGAGATATTTTCTATGAAACATCTGAGGGACATTTTGAAATGGATAACACATCTGAGTGCGTGGATATGTATAGCAATCGTAATATGTGTATCAGCCCCAATATTATTAACACACTATTGGATGCAAAATTTGTTGAAGAATTTAACTCAGAAACGAAAGAAGAAGAATTCGCAAAAGATAAACTGACTAGTATAAGTAACTTTATCTATGAAGCTAAAGAACAGTATAAGAAAGACCATGATAGTTTAGTTGATGAATATAATGAAGGCAACTTACCTGCATGTGTAAAAGTAGAAGCTGATACTGTTTACTTTAATATGAATAAGATACTAACTAAAATTGAGGAACTAATAAATGAATAAACTAGTTAAGGAATGTAAGAAGAAAGATCTATATTCTGAATTCTTGAGGTCCTTAAACGGTATTATTCAACTACCAGACAGGGAGTTACAGCTACTTACTACTTTAGTAGACTTATAGATAAATAAGCAAAAACTCCCTGGTACTAGTGAGAGTGTAATTAGTACAGAAAATAGAAAGTATATCACTCATACTTTAGGTATTACTCCTGATAATTTGAGTAGATATTTAAGTAAATTCAAAGAACAAGGACTCCTAGTAAGAGGAAAAATAGATAATGAGTGGTTAGTAAATAAAATACTTATACCTGAAATAATTAAAGATAGAGTACAAATAACTATTATACTTAAAGTAAACAATGAAGAATAAGAACGTACTATATAAACTATACTCAGATGGTTTAATCATAAAAGTAACATATCATAATTGGTTTAAGTCTATCATTGATCTTATAAGTAATAGACCTGATTTTGACATTGATTGTTACGTTCCAATCAAACAATATAATAACTCAGAGCAATCAAAACTACACGAATTACTTAGAAGAAATACTAATTTAAACTTTGATGATATTACTGTTTTAGTTAATAGTATAAGACCTAACTCTATTATACCAAACTCTAAATTAGATTGTAATCCAAACTATGTCAATACAACAAAGAAAGAAGATATCGATCTACTCAGAATTAGCAAACAAATATAATCTGCCATATCCAGTAATCGAAGTAATATGTAACAGCCCGTTTAAATTTGCTAAGTAGATTATAGCTGACGATGCTGATAAAAAAGACATAATGTTTGCTTACTTATTTAAACTAAAACTAAAGAAATTATACAAATGCAAAGATACGCAGAAATTATAGAGCAAGGAAGAGGCAGAAGAGGAACAATAACTTACAGATTAAAAATACTTGCTGAAGATGGGGATCATTTCTTACTTGAGGATGAAGAAGGACCAGTATGGTTTTTAAAAGAACAAGTAAATAATATAATAATTAAAGACGATGAAACTGATAGAAAGTAAAGTAGAGATGCTAATACAAGGTAGTGGTATAGAAGGGATTTATAAGCAAATAGAGTTAGCTGGTCGTACTTGTTATAAATCTGAGGATAAAATTACTCCTACTTCAGCTAAAGAGTTTACAGATAGAATGATTAAATCAGGTCATGGAGCTATGCTTGAACACGGTACTATTTATCTTACTATTGCTAAGACAGTTACAAACATTGGAGATCCTATATTCTATGTTAGAAATAAATACTCTAAAGTAAATGAGGATGATCTATTTTACTTCATAACTACTAATATGCGTGTACTAGTAGAGAATAATAGACTAGATGATTTACAATATCAAGTGGAACCTACAGAATTTCATGAGAAACGCATTACTGTTAAGTTTATATGTGATAGAGGAGTAAGTCATGAGTTTGTAAGACATCGTGTATTTAGTTTCGCTCAAGAAAGTACTCGTTATTGCAACTATAGTAAGGATAAATTCGGTAATGAACTTACTTTCATTATACCTAACTGGTACTCTAAGACTAGTTTTAACAAACACGGAGGAGTAGAGAAATATTTACAAGAATGTGAAAACTTATACTTTAGTCTATTAGATCAAGGTAGATATCCTCAAGAAGCTAGATGTATATTACCTAATATGCTTAAAACAGAGTTAATAATGACAGGATTTGAAAGTGATTGGGAACACTTCTTTGAACTGAGATGCAGTAAAGCAGCTCATCCTGATGCACAGAAGTTAGCTAATGAATTAAAAGAACTAATTTACAAGTAATATGCATATATTTATAGAAGAATGTCTAGCACCACTATATAGACTACAATCTCTTAGAGAGATACATTTTGATCCTGTATTAATGAACGATATAATGCTATTTATAGCAATGCAAGATAATAGACTATTGAAAGTATGAAAATAGATAAATATGAATGCAGCTTTCCTGGTAATTTATGGGTAGTAATATTAGATTATAATGAACCATTAGGTAAGATAGTAAACAAGTTCAACTTCTATGAAATGGATGGTAAATTTAATCAATTTAATGAGGAAATAGAAACAGGTTTACTAGAAGATAGACGTAGAGCTATAGCTGGTTGTTATCCAGTAATGGAAAAAAGTAGCGGAGACCTAGGTATACTTTGTTTAGTATTTATAATAGATCTAATGGATGCTAATACTATTGCACATGAATCAGTGCATATAGCTGATTACTATTATGAAGTTGGCGGGATATACTCAGAATCATTTTCAGATGGAAACGAATCTTATGCTTACTTAGTAGGTTGGTCAGCAGGCAATATATCTAAAACAGTAATAGACTATGAAAGAAGAAGAGATAAAAAGCAACAAGAACATATCTAAAAAGAACGACTTTAAAGACAATAAACTTAGATGGGACTTACTTCCCTTAGCTGAAATAGAAGATATTGTTGCAGTATACACAGCAGGGTCTAAGAAATATGGAGATAATAACTGGCAGAATTTGCCTAACGGTTTACAAAGATATAAGGCTGCATTACTTAGACATTTACTCTGTTACGAAAAAGGAGAAGAATTCGACGAAGAAACTGGTTGCAGACATCTTGCTCAAGTAGCATGGAATGCTATAGCTATGCTTTGGATAAGTAAGTACAGAATTTTCAAAAAAGCTACTCCTGAAATGTTAGTTAAAGCTTTAGATGAACGAATAAAAGAAAAGGTAGATAGCTGCAATAGCATACTTGATGAAATTGAAAGTAAAGAAACAAAGAAATAAATAATATGGAACAGTTAAAATTTAAGAAATTAGATTATTCAGTAAAGAAGGAAGACGGAACAGAAGAGATTAAAAAGTCTGAAGGTAAGTTACCCACTAGAGCTACAGCAGGAGATGCAGGATTAGATTTGTATGCTACTCGTATGACACAAGATGTAGATAACAGTGGTAAATTAGTATTAGTATATCACACAGATATTGCTGTAGAGATTCCTGAAGGATATGTAGGTTTACTTTGTATGAAGTCTTCAGTTGCTAACAGATCTATTACTTTGGTCAACTCTGTTGGTATTATTGACTCTGGTTATAGAGGAGAGTTAATGGCTAAATTTAAAGTGACTACTGATTCTGTTCCCACTATATACTCTGTTGGAGAAGCGTTTGCTCAATTATTAGTAGTGCCTTGTGGCATATTAGAACCAGTATTTGTAGAAGAGCTTAGTGAAACAGATAGAGGTACAAAGGGATTTGGAGAAGCTGATAAAGTAGAAATAAAATAATATAGAGTTATGGATTTATATATTTGTAAAAATACAAGAACTGTAGTTGCTATTGATGACAGTAAACAAGCAACAGAATATCACATGCAGGATGTTAGTAGAGGCAAATTAGTTAGAGAAGATTGTAATTTGATTATTGATGGTAAAACTATAAAGGCTAATAAAGGAGACTTAATTATTGGTATGTATTCACCTAAAAATAGATTCGATATAGAGTTTTTTGTTATTCCTGGAACTTACTTTGGTAATTTATTAGAAACAATTATTGCAGAAGAAACCAGAAGAAAAAACGAAAAATGTGAATGTAAAGGTTGTTGTGATCCTTGCGAATGTTTTAATTAAATATGCTACATTTCTTTGATATAGTTGGTGGTGAAGTAGTAGTACATGCTGATTTATGGGCACTACCACCATTTGAAAAACTATGGAATCTAGATAAAGATCCTACTAAAGCTCACGCTAATAAGGTAGTAAAATTTATTATACTATGTGATTACTGGAATAGCCCATATGTAAAGAGTATTAGTAGTACTGAGCTTAGAGAAAAGAAGTTAAAAGAAAGGATATTTAAAGATGAAAATTACTCTCTTACTTTAGATGAATAGATAAGCAGAGATGAGTATAAAGAGCTTATTAACACTAGAAACCTTAAGATGCTAACTTCTATTATGAACAAATTAGATACTATCAGTAATTACTACGAATCCTCCTTAGAGGAAGAATTAGATGAAACCAAAATAGGTAAGTTGTTAGCAGGATTTGAGAAAGTAAAAGGTACAATGCAAACTATAGATTTTCTAGAAAAGTCTGTTAAAGCAGAAGAGCTCGATAATACTAAAATTAAAGGTAATTCTCAGATTAATCCATACGAGTTGGTAAAAAAAGTACAGTAACCTGTAACATAAAAAATAAAGTTACGTTTTACAGAAAAAATAAAGAAACTATGAAAAAGAAGAAATTTTATACCAAGAAAGAAGAAGTTTATTTAGATTTGACAAATCCTAATCAGACAGTTGGTGAAGCTATTGCACAATCGAATGCTGAAAGAAATGCTATCAAAGAATCTGTTTATGAAATTATAGAAGAAAAGATGGCTGAAGAACCAACAAAAAAATCTAAATGGTATACTAAGTTTTGGAATAAATTAAAGAACTTATTTTAAAATATATGTCTAACGGGGATAGACATTAAATATTCCCCGATTCTCCTCTATGGTGTAGTGGTAGCACGGGAGGCTCTTAAAGGTTTGATGACTAATCGAATGCTAAAAGTATGACAAAAAATAAAATATATGCACTTACAGACGAACAGTTTGTAGAAATGCTTAAAAATAGCGCAACAATATCTGAAGTTTTATTTAAGTTAGGTTATACAATAAAAGGAAATTCTTGGGGGTATTCTCAAATAAAACAGAGAATGGTTGATTTAAATCTCGATTTTTCTGTATTTAAAGGAAAAAAAGGTATACACAAAGATATTGCAAAAAAGAGTATAACACCAGAAATGTTGTTAAGAGAAAATTGCAAACACTCAAGATCAGTACTTAGAAAATATATCATAAAAAATAATTTATTACCTTATAAATGTTCTATTTGTGGTTTAATTGAATGGAATGGTAAAACATTAAGTCTAGAACTAGATCACATCAATGGTAAAAATAACGATAATAGATTGGTAAACTTAAGATTTTTATGCCCTAATTGTCATAGCCAGACTACTACCTATGGTAGTAGAAATCAACAAATAAATTATAGTGCATCTGATTACGAAATTACTGATGATATACACAAGTTAGTTTATGATACTTATGAAAAATATAAAAGTATAAAAACTGTATCTAGTGTATTAGGTATTAGAAGAAATGTTGTTACTAAAATTGTTAATGAGACTGGTCAAAAGCATTCAAATCAAAAATTTATAATAAGATATGACAAAGATCATAATGAAATAAAACGTTACGGCAGTCTAGTAGAAGCGGCTAAAGATTTAATTTCTAATAATGAAGTTAAAACCAAACGAATAAAAACTTGTACTAGAACAATAATGTATAATAAAGATAATTTTTGGTTAAATAGTTATTGGACAGTGTTGGATGGTAGTGGGATAATAAATAATCCACTATTAGAATCTTCTCTAATTGACTCGGAAAACAGAGATGTTGACGAGGCGCAAGCTAAAGCAGCGTGACAGACTAAACGAGAAGACTGACCTTAGGGTTGGATGCAATAGTCGAGCAAATGAACCCTCCAGGTCCGGGTTCGATTCGATGGTAGAGGGACTAACTAAAAAAATAAAAATTCTAAAGGTATGAAAGATATATTAAGAGCGTTATATGGCGACGAAGACCAACAGTATGAGCTCTATCTTTTAGAGTTATTAACAGAAGTAAATAGAGTTGATGAAGATCAAAACTACACTTGGAAAAAATATGATAGACTTCTAGAAAAAAATATTAAATAGCAATAAGTTTAGACAAGCCTGTATTCAATTTTAGAATACAGGCTCTTATTGTTCATATCCTTCAGGAACATCTGAATACTATCAATTCTGGGATGAAGAAATGAACAGATGTATTAATGGTTATACTACCGATGATGGTGATTACATCACAGGGTATAACTATTTTTATATAAACTATTGTCCTATACAAAGAATAGTACATACAGTAAAGAAACTACCAGATGGTACTACTAAAGTAATAAAAACTAGATCATTATAGTTTCCAGACTTTTATGACTATGACTATTACTTTTTCTTAGCAATGGCAGAAGCTGAAGAAAAAGGTAAACATATGTGCGTACTTAAATCACGTCGTAAAGGTTACTCTTACAAGAATGCAGCAATGGCATGTCGTAACTATTACTTGATACCTAATAGTAAGACTTATATATATGCTTCAAATAAACAATATCTAACAGAGGATGGTATACTTACTAAAGTGGGGGATTACATGGACTTTATAGATAAAAATACCGCTTGGGGTAAGAAGAGATCCGTGAATACAGCAATGCGTAAAAGAGCTGGTTTCTTTACTAAAGATGAGTTTGGTAATGAAATAGAAATGGGTTATAAGTCTGAAATAATTGGAGTATCTTTAAAAGACAATCCAGATGCAACTCGTGGTAAAGCTGGTAAACTTATTATATTTGAGGAAGCTGGTTCTTTTCCAGAATTAGGAGCTGCATGGTAGATTGCTAGACCTTCTGTAGAACAAGATGGTATAGCATTCGGAACAATGGTAGCATTTGGATGTGTGTGTGCTGGTACTAAAGTATGGACAGCTAATGGTAAGTGTGTATCTATTGAGGAACTCAATCCTAAAGATGGTATAATGGGGTGGGATACATATTAGGCTTATCCTCAAAATATATCTAATGTAAATCCTCCAGCAAAAAAACCATGTTTAAGAATAACTACTAATACTGGTAGAACACTAGAGTGTAGCACAGATCACCCGTTGTTATGGTCTACTCCAGGTAAAACAAAAAGAGTACCTGGAAAAAGGAAAGGAAATGAACGCATGAAATCATGGTTATGGCACAAAGCTGAACTATGTAAAGTGGGAGATCAGGTTGGAGTTATTGATGAAGTACCTTATTTTGGTGACAAGAAAATGTGGGAACCAAGATTAGTAGGATGGTTGATAGGAGATGGTAGTTATGGTAATAATAAGACACCAATACTTAGTAATTGCGATGAATATATAAACAATTATATATTTGAGAACTTTAATGCTAAAGTAGAAAAATCCTATCTTACTAAAGATAATAAATTATACTGTGAAACTAGGATCAAGGGTATATGTAAGAATTTAAGAGAACTAGGTATATATGGACAAACTAGAGGTAATAAAACATTACCTATTAACATAGATGATTATGATTTTGAAAGCTTATCAGAATTAATAGGAGGACTATACGATACAGATGGCTATATTAGAGTAGACAAAGATGGGAGAGTGAGAGTAATACTTACTCAAGCTTATGATACTTTATTAAAACAGCTTCAGATATTGTTAATTAAATTTGGTATAAGCAGTTCTATTCGTTATATAAAATATAAAAATGAAAGAGTTCATATATCAAACGGGAAAACTATTAGATCTAAGAATGGGGAGTACAGATTAGAAATAAACGATATTACAAGTGTGTGTAAGTTTGCTGATAGAATTCCTCTAACAGTTCAATACAAGTAGTCAGCTTTAGATATGATATTACTATTTTCTTAGAAACACATAAATAAGTATAATAAGTATCTATGCGGGATTCACGCCGAAAGAATAGTAAGTATAGAAGATATAGGACTACAAACAATCTACAATCTTACTGCAAAAGAACAAAATAATTACATAGCTAATGGTATAGTAACTCATAACACTGGCGGTGATCCAGGTAGTAGTTTTGAAGCTCTTAGAGACATGTTCTATAATCCAGATGGATATAATTGTTTATCATTTGAAAATATATGGGACAGTGCAGTAAGTAATACTAAATGTGGGTTCTTTATACCTCAGTATACCAATCTAGATATACGCAATGAGGATGGCAAAAGAATATATATGGATGATGATGGTAACACTAATGTTAAGCTGTCTCTACAATATATACTAGATGAGCGTAAAATAGTAATACAAAATGCTACTAGTTCTGTTGCTGTTGATAGATATGTTGCTGAAAGATGTATTACTCCTTAGGAAGCATGTTTGGAATTTAATGGTAACATATTCCCTAAAAAAGAACTTCAAGAACAACTTGGTTTAATACGTACTAATAAAGCACTATAGAATCATAAACAAGTAGGAGATCTTATATTTGATTAGTCTGGGCAATTAAAATGGATACCTAAGAAACTTGGTGATATTACTAAATACCCTTTAGGTAAGGATGATGATTCAAAAGGTTCTATAGTAATATGGGAGCACCCAGTCAAAGATGCACCCTTAGGATTATATATAATAGGAGTAGACCCGTATGATCATGATTAGTCTGGTACAAATTCTTTAGGATCATCTATAGTGTATAAAAGATTTCAGAGCTTTGAATCTTATTATGATATTATAGTAGCTGAATATACTGGTAGACCTGCAACAGCGGAAGAGTATTATGAGAATTTACGCAAGCTAGCGATTTACTATAATGGTAGAATAATGTATGAAAATGAACGTAAAGGTTTGTTCCCTTATTTTACAGCAAAGCATTGTGATTACTTATTAGCAGATCAGCCTGATATAATAAACGATATAGTAGACAATTCTAAAGTACAACGCAAAAAGGGCTGTCACATGAATAAACAAATAAAACAGTGGGGCGAAGGCATGATTAAAGACTGGTTAAATGAAGAGTATGCACCAGGAAAGAAAAATTTAACTAGGATACTATCTGAGCCATTGTTAGAGGAGCTAATAAGCTATAATGATACTGGAAATTTTGATAGAGTGATGGCATTAATGCAAGTAATGATATACAAAGAACAATTATATAACGTTGTTGTAAAACAGAAAGAAAAAGAGAATAAAACCAAGCTGTTATTTGATGGACCAATTTTTGCGCAGAGTTGGTTCCAAGATGACAAACCAAATATCAGTAATGACGATAATGTATATACATTTTAATTATGAAGAATTTAAAATCAATGCCAATTTAGAAACTCTCTATGTTCAAAAAGAATAAGGAGTGGAGGCAAGCTTGTGTAGACTATATCATAGGTGCTAGTGATTCTGGCTAGGGTAATTTAAATAGAGATAGATCTGATGAAATGCAGACTTACTATGATTTGTACAATAGTATATATAATGAAAAGGATCTAAAGTATGTTACTAATCCATTTAAACAAGATGATGGATTCCCTGCTACAGCTTAGGACTATAATATAATAAAGCCATACATAGATCAGTTACTAGGAGAAGAAACTAAAAGACCGTTTAACTTCTATATAGCTAGAACTAGTGATGATGCTGCTAGTGAACTTCAAGAGAAAATGAAACAAATGCTAATGGACTATATCTATGCTACTATTACTAGTAAACTAAGCCCAGAGCAAGCAGCTAGATATGAACAAGCATTAGCTACTGGAGAAATTATGACTCCTGAGTAGATACAAAAATATGTTAATAAAGATTATAAGGATATAGCAGAAACCACAGCATATCATACGCTATAGTATCTTAAGCGTAAATTGAATTTGATACACGAATTCTATAAAGGGTGGAAAGACGCGTTAATAGCTGGTGAAGAGATTTATTATGTTGGTATAGTAAACGGTTAGCCATATACAGAAAGAGTAAATCCTATGTACTTTAGATATGAACAATCTTTAGACTTGGAATTTATTCATGAGGCTTCATGGTGTTGTAGGAAAATGATTATGTCAGCTACAGAACTATATGATAGATTCTATGATAAAATGTCAGAGAAGCAATTAAATGATTTACTAGATTTAATAGATGAAAAGCCAGGCACTTCTCCTGAAATAAGAAAAACATCTATGGATTATACTCACTATAAGATGTCTAGTGTAAACGGATTTACTGCTAATCCTTTTGATGCTAATCATATTACTGTATATCACTGCTGTTGGAAATCATTTAAAAAAATTGGATTTGTAAGTATAACTGACCCAGAAACTGGTGAAAAAGAAGAAGTACAAGTAGACGAAACTTATAAACCTACTGGCAGAGAAAACTATGTAGAATGGAAATGGATAGTTGAAACCTGGGAAGGCTATAGAGCTAATGATGATGAATATATAGGCATACAACCTATAGAATATCAGCATGTATCAGCTGATAATCCTAATTCATAGAAGCTGCCATATACTGGTGTTGTATACAATAATACTAATAGTAGACCTAGATCTCTAGTAAGTATGATGAAACCGTTACAGTATATGTATATTGTAGTATGGTATAGACTTGAATTAGCAATGTCTAGAGATAAAGGTAAAGTAGCTCTGATAGATGTTACTTAGATACCTAAAGGATTAGGTATAGATGTAAATAAATGGATGCATTACTTAGGAGCATTAGGTGTAGCATTTATTAATCCTTATGAGGAAGGATGGGATATACCAGGACGTGAAGGTGGTAGACCAGCTTAGTTCAATCAATTCCAGTCATGGGATCTTAGTATGGCTAATGTAATAGACCAGTATGTAAATCTAATGGCTAAAATAGAAGATATGGTAGCTAAACTTACTGGTATTACTCCCTAGAGACAAGGACAAATAGCTCCAAATGAGCTTGTGTCTAACGCTAGTACAGCAGTAAGTATGTCCTATCATATTACTGAACCTTGGTTTTGGACTCATAATCAAGTAAAGAGAGAGGTTCTAACAATGTTATTAAATACAGCTAAGGTAGCCTGGAAAGATAACAAAATGTGCTTGAATTATATACTGGACGATGCTACTAGAGCTTTCCTTAAATTATCCGATAGATTCTTCTATGAGGATATGGATGTATTTATTGACGATAGTACTAAGAATAGACAGAACTTAGACGCTCTCAGAAATCTCATGCAACCTGCTATGCAAAATAGTGCTAGCTTACTTGATATAGCTGAAATAGTTACATTAGATAATGTAAATATGATTAAGAGTAGATTAGAGGAAATTGAGTAGAAACGTATGGAACAAATGCAGCAACAACAACAAGCTGAACAGCAAGCTCAACAAGAATTAGTTGAAAAACAAAATCAAATAAAAGAAGAGGAGTTGATGATTAGAGAAGCTGAAATGGATCTTGAAAAATATAAGATAGATCAAGATAATGCTACTAAAATTACAGTTGCTCAATTAAATGCTTACAGAGGTTCTGAGAATATGGATCAAAATGAAAACGGCATACCAGATCCTATGGAAATAGCAGCTCAAGCTTTAGAAGAAAGAAAACAGGCATCAGAAGAAGCTTCTAAACAATTTGAGTTCAATAATAAGCGTAGAGAAGTAGAGATGAAGAAAGAGATTGAAGATAAAAAAATTCAACTTGAAAAAGATAAAATCCAAGCTTAGAAAGAATTACAAGCTCAAAAAGATAAAGCTGCAATGGAAAGAGAGAGATTAAAAGCTAAGACTGCAATTAGGAATAAAGTAACAGGAGAGCGTTAATATGAAAGTAATTCAGAACAAATTAATCCCTTTTAAGGGATATAAATATATTAACTTATTTGGGTTACTATTTACTAGAGATAAATCTAAAATAACAGATATAGAATACAACCATGAGAAGATTCATCTTAAGTAGATGCAAGAAATGTTATGGTTACCATTTTATATCTGGTATGGAGTCGAATACTTAGTTATAACAGTAGCTAGATTATTTGACAAATAGGGAGATAGGTATCATGATATATCTTTTGAAGAAGAAGCTTATAATAATGAGACTGATTTGAACTATTGTAAAAGTAGAAAGCATTTTGCTTGGTTAAAATATATAGGTATTAAAAGTAATGAGGAGGAATAATTATGGCATGCGGAAGTAAGAAAGGCTCTAAAAAGGGCGGTAAAAAGAGTAAGTGATTATGGAACGTGAAGCATTTAGATAGAGAATGCAACAGTATAAGTAGGCTAGGGAGAACAATCCCTAGCTGAAGTACTGGGATTGGAAGAAGTATAAAGATGGTGGTACTATAGAAGAAGATCCTCCAACTACTAGTGAAAGACCTATAATAAATTTTGATCCTAAAGGAAATCCGTATGAAGCTAAATATGGCTATAACCCTGGAGCTGGATTTACTAAAGACCCATTTAATCTCTATGATGCACCTATTATAGGTGATGCTTTAAGTATATATATGATGCATCAGAAGCTTTAAAGAATAAAGACTGGTTAGGAGCTAGTTTAGCAGCCCTAGGAGTAGTACCATTTGTACCTAACAATTTAGGTAAGACTATTAGTAAGTCTATGAACAACTATATACCTGAAGTTAGAAGAACTACACAGGATAAAATTAATGCTTTACTTAGAAGAGAAAACAAATTGAATGACACTCTAGGTAAAACTGTAAGTGGAACAGGTCTTAGAAGGGTACCTTATGAAGATGCCTTAAATGCTAGAAATAGAGTATATGAATCTGTAATTGATCCAGAAAATCTAAAAAGAGCTAGAGCTATTGATAGTAGATATGGTACTAGTTATGAAGCTGTTTATAAAGGTATGAATGAAAGGTATCAAGATCCTATGGAATATTTTATGTCTAGTTATGAACCAGTATTAGATGCTAACCTAAGTAGTAGTACTAAAGCTCAAGTAAGTAGTAATCCTAAGAATAGAGATATAAGATTCAGTAAAGGAGTTAATACTGGAGAATATAACATAGATACTGGATTAATTAGACACGAAATAGGTCATAAAGTAGATATAGATGCTACTAGAGGAGCTGTCAATACTAATCCATTTATGTAGGATTTAGCTAAAGACATATTACCTTATGATCAAGCTAGATATATGTTACACGGAATAGAAAACCCTGTTGAATCATACAAGTACTTGACTACTCCTACAGAAATTAAAAGTCACATGAATCAATTTAGATAGTATCTGATTGATAATAAGATAATGAAACCTGAAGATAAAGTTGATGATGTTCCTAATTTCTTTATGCATTTATAGGCAGCTCCAGATGAATACAAAGGAATAAAATTATTGCAAAATTTATTTAAGACTGATAGAGCCTTTAAGAAAAGGTTTGATTAGATACCGTTAACGAATATCAAAGATAACAGAGTAATAGCATGATATTATTAATGCTACATGCTGTAATAAAGGTAAAAAGAAGAAATAAATCTAATTAATATATTAATTATGGAAAAAGAAAATAAGATTACTTTAGGTGGATTTGATGCTATACTTGACAGCTTCATCCCTAATGTAAATAAAAATGTTGAAAATATCATTGCAGACGATTCTGTTGAAGAAGATGAATTAGATAATATTAAAAAGAATCAATTTGATCCTATTACAGATAATATAAAAAAACAAAAGGATAAGAAGGACAATAAGGCAGAAGATTCTAAAGACGATGTTACTGATCCTGATGAAACAGATGATAAGTTAGATATAAAATAGAAGTCTAACGATTCTAAAAAGAATAACAAAACTGTAGATAAAGTCGATGAAAAAGATGAATTAGATGATGACGTCGATGATGAATCTACTGAAGTAGATAGTAATGTAGTAAGTAACTTCTTTGACGCTATTGCTGAGAAATTAGGTTGGGATATTAATGAAGAGGATGAAGACAGTAAACCTAAGGATGTAGACAGTCTTATTAAATATTTTCAAGATATTATAGAAGAAGAAAGTAAACCTACTTATGCTAGTGAGGAAGTAGAAGCACTTGATAACTTCGTAAAACAAGGTGGAGATCTTAAACAATATTTACAGATAGATGCAGAGTTGGATCTAGATGATATTGATATGGAAGATGAGTCTAATCAAAAGTTAGTAGTAAAACAGTTCTTAAAAGAAAAAGGTATTAGCGCTAAACAAATAGAAAAGAAAATATCTAAGTATGAAGAAGCTGGTTTACTTGAAGATGAGGCTCAGGACGCATTAGAAAGTCTTAAGGAGATAAAAGAAGATAAAAAAGAACAGCTATTATTGGAACAGAAAAAACAATATGAACAAATGGTTGCTAACCAACAGAAATTCTATAATAGCGTTGTCTCTGAAATAAAAGGCTTAAAAAATATACGTGGTATTACGGTCCCTGAAAAAGACAAAAAAGTATTAATAGATTATATACTTAAGCCAGACACCGACGGTAAAACTAAGTACCAAAAGGACTATGCTAAAGGTGGTGTAAAGAACTTAATAGAATCAGCATACTTTACTATGAATGCAGATAAACTATTAGAAGCTGCTAAGAAGGCTGGAAGTAATTCAGCTATTGATAAGTTTAAAAATAGTTTAAAGACAACATCTGTAAATACTCGATCTAAACAAATATCAAAGAGTAATGATGATGAGCCTATTTGGTCAAATATTGCACGAAAACTGCGTATATCATAATAATTAATAATAAATAAAATTAAATTACTAGTATTTTATGGATAACAATATTTTGAACTCGTTGGTCCTTTATAAAGGAAAATGGTTTAGCGATTTGATCGATACTAATAAAATCAGTCTCGCTTCTCAGCAAAGACCTTACGAGGTATCTACTATCCTGTCATACGTATTTGGTACTAAAGATAATGGTTACAGTACTTCTCTGGATATGTTGACAGGAGGTCTTGGTAACGTAATGACTATCGACAAACCGTCATTTGAATGGGGCGTAATGATTGATCAAGACAGAGCTGTTACAATTCGTGATGCAAAATGGAATGGAACTACTATTTCTGAAGATTCTACTCCTGGTCTTGGTAATACCCCTATCACACTGTGGTTAGAAGATAGCTGGTTCGGACCTGGTGCTACTGTAGAACTTGATGACAAGAGTCAGTTGCGTTTCGCTGACGCTCCTTATCAGGATGGTAACTTATTTGTTTATACAGGTTTCATTGCTAACGGTAACCCTGCTTCTTACATTAATCCTCGTTATTTGCAAGCTGGTTGTCAAGTATCTCGTTTGGCATCTGCTTACGAAGAATATAGTGAAGAGGCTGATATCCTGAACTACAATACTCACTTCAAGATGCGTAACTATTTGACTACAGTTCGTTTGTCTTATGATATTACAGGTTCTGCATACTCTGAAGTAATGGCTATTGCTTTGAGAGATCCTAAATCAGGTAAGACTTCTTACTTATGGTCAACATTCCAGGAATGGGTAGCTATGCGTGAATGGTATAAGCGTCTTGAAAGAGCTTTGGTATATAATCAGAACAACGTAAATAAAGACGGTTCTTGTAACTTGAAGGGTAAGAATGGACGACCTAAACGTATTGAAGTAATTTACATTTACTTTGTATGATACATATGGGCGTTATAATAGAAATATTATAACGAATTTCCCTGAAATGCTGGAAACTCCAAATAATAATTATAATTAAGTTTATATAATATGCAGACAATAGCAAATGGACAATCAGCAGGTAAGCAAGTGGTATTTAAAGAATTACCTGTAGACTTGGGCGGATATGAATCCAAGTATAAAATAACAAACGATGGTAGAATTTACTCAGAGTATCTTGGTGATTTTATTAAGCCTTTTTATTCACGTGGAGGATATGTAAGAGTTAAATTAAACTACGGTGATAGATCTAAGAAATTTATGATGCACAGATTAGTTGCAATGGCATTTATACCTAATCCAGATAACAAGCCTGTGGTAGATCACATAAATAGAAATAGAGCAGATAACCGAGTTGAGAATCTACAATGGACAACACAATCTGAAAATATACAGAAAGCTGTTGAACAAGGTTCTAAAGATACAATGCTATATCGTTTTACAAATATTAAGACAGGTGAAATTTTAGAATTTACAAATAGACATAAAATGTTAAAACATTTTGGTAAATTCTGTTTAAGGTATCTAAGACAAATTGTTACAGGAGTAAGAACTCCAATGAGCGGCATGTTTGCAGATTACGAAATTGAAAGAATACCCTTGAAACCTCAACGACTATCGCCGTCGGGCGAGTACACTCAAGTGAGTGGAAGTGGGGAAGGTCTGAACGCTGCGAAAGCAGTAGAAGATCGTGATATAGTCTGATCTATACGGAAACGTATAGCAGAGGAGAATTAGCACAACTCCTCGGGTAGGGATTAACGAACCCTATTGAACACAAATGGTATTTATTGGTGCTGGTTTGTTGGAACAGATTGCCCCGTCTAATAGACGTTATTATACTCGTTTAACAGCAGAATTGTTGGAAGACTTCTTGTCAGATTTGTCTTACAACGTACTTGGTACTAATGAACGTAAATTCATTGGTTTGACTGGTGAAATGGGTCTTCGTGAATTTGACCGTGTACTGAAAGAAAAGATGGCTAACTTGAACATGATTGATACTGTATTTGTATCTGGTTCTGGTGAAAACTTGAAATTTGGTGGTCAGTTCAAAACTTATGCTATGAGCAACGGTATTGAGCTTACTTTGAAGTACTTCCCGTTGTATGACGATTTGACCCACAACCGTCAGTTGCATCCTGTAACATTGAAACCGCTGGAATCTTACCGTATTACTTTCTTGGATCTTGGTCGTCGTGACGGTGAAGCTAACGTAGTTAAAGTAGTTCGTAAAGATCGTGAATTCGTTAGCTGGTGTACTGCTGGTTCTGTAACTCCTGCTGGTTACGCTCACTCTAATACTGAAGTTCGTTCTAACGCTAAGGACGGTTATGCAGTACATTTCTTGGGTGAATGCGGTATTATGTTGAAAGATCCTCGGGCGTGTGGGGAGCTAATCATGATGGCAGAATAATAATTAACTAACTTTAACGTGTAATTACCTGACAGCTTGAGTAACCTAATTAAGTTATCTATGTTTTTAATATAAACAATTTTAAACAGATAATTATATGTTAAGTTACGAAGTGTATAAGATTACAAATAAAGTAAACGGAAAAATTTATATAGGTATAACTAATAGAGGAGCTGGTGCTAGATTTAAACAGCATCTATTTGAAGCTGAACACGGCTCCTCTTTTAGATTTCATAATGCTCTTAGAAAGTATGGAGCAGACGGATTTGATATTAATATCATAGCGTTCTGTAAAAATGCAGAAGAACTTAAAGAAAGAGAAAAGTTCTTTATAAAAGAATATGATTCTACAAATCCCGAAAAGGGATACAATATGACAGAAGGTGGAGACGGTACTTTTGGTAGACCTTGCTCTGAAGAAACTAAACAAAAAATAAGTATAGCTAACTCTGGCAAAACAGCCAGTGAATATACTAAAAAGTTATTATCTGAAGCTGGTAAAGTAAGAACAGAAAGTAGAGATAAGTATTGGAAATCTGGTAAAATCGGTGAAACTAGAAAAAAACCAGTATTACAATACACTTTAGATGGAGATTATATAACAGAATATAGTGGTGTAAACGAAGCTAGTAGAAAAACTGGAATAAATACCTCATTAATAATATCATCCTTAAAAAGGAAAAGAGTATTAATATCTGAAAGAAATCCATATATATGGTTATATAAAGAAGATTATAAAGAAATTCCAAGTAAAGTAGACTCGTCTTTAGCAGCTATACTACCAGATTGGAAACCACAAATTTCTGATAAATGCAGACAGGCTAACATAGAGTCTAGAAAAAATAAAGTAAGAACTGCTGAAGAATTAGCTTTAATAAAACAAAGAGCTACAGAAGCATGCGGAAAGAAAGTACTACAATATTCATTAGATGGAAAATTGTTAGCAGAGTTTGATAGTATATCCGAAGCTAGTAAAAACACAGGTCAAGATAGAAAAACTATAGCTAATAGCGCTAATGGAAAAACAAAAGTAACTAAATCTACCAAGTTTATCTGGAAATATAAAGAATAACTTGAATACTCTAATTATATAATTATGGAAGTAATCGTTAAATTAACAAAAATAAATCCTTGGACTGGATTAATAAAATGGTCCAACTGTTTTGATTATGTAAGTACTTACTGGACTAGATCAGGTAGTAGATATACTGGTTTAACTACAGAGAAAGCTAGAGAGTTAGAATAGAAAATGGGTAAAGCAGAGGGTGAACTAGACCCAGGTAGTACATTTTGGGATACATTTGCAATCAAAATTGGTAAGAGAGAACTAGTTATTAATACAGACAGACCAGAAGGAGAATTGCAATATTTATTCTTATTGAAACACAAAAGAGTGGCTAATGGTTTAGATAAAGTAACTCCTGCTACTGACTACGTACTAATTAATAAAGAAGCTGAAGCTGAACAAGCTAATAAGATTAATAAGGTTAAACGTGATGCTTATAGAGCATTAGATAAGATGAGTCTTGAAGATATGCGTAAGTGCCTTAGATTGTTTGGTGTTAAAGCAGATACAATGTCTAATGAATTAATTGAAGCCAAACTTACTGAAAACATTGAAAGAGATCCAGCTAAATTTATTAGAATTTGGGTAGAGAATCCCAATAAAGAAATTAACTTCATTATTGAAGAAGCATTAAGTAAGAATATTATTCGTAAGAATAGATCTGCATATTACTTTGGTACAGACTTAATTGGTAATGGTCTTGAAGATGTGATTGCATACTTGAAGGATAAAAAGAATCAAGACTTGTACTTAAGTATAATTGGAGAGATAAAATCTAAATAATAATGACACGATCTGAATTTCACTCATACTTTAAGATAGCAATGGACAAGAACTCACAAAGTGTAGCTTTTGGTGGATGTCCGTCTTTCTTACCATAGGAAATAGACTATTGGCTAAATCAAGGTTTATATCAAGAAGTAAGTAATAAATTCACAGGTAACAATTCTCTACAGACCCCATTTGAAAAGTCAGTTAAACGAGTACATGATTTAGAAAAGTTAGTTAAAACAGATAGCGGATTAGTTGCATTAAAAACATCAGATCTAAATCAGTGTAAGTTAGAAAACTTATTTGGGGGTCAGAGAATGTTCTTTGTGGATGCTACTTTGAACTATAATAATAAAAAAGCTGATATCAAACTTATTGATCACGATAGTGCTAAACGTTTTAAGAAAACTTACAATAATAATCCTTGGATTGAATAGCCAGTTGGTGTAATATAGGATAATACTTTGTTGGTATATATAGATGATTTATCCATGGATAGTGAGTCTTATACTGTAGATTTAACTTATGTAAAGACACCTACTAAGATTGAAAACTTACCAGCTAGTGGAATGAGTGAAATACCAGAATATATGTAGTTTGAAGTTATTAATAGAGCTGTAGAATTAGCTCTTGAAGATATAGAATCTAGGAGAGTTCAAACTAAATCACAGCTTAATCAAATTGATGAATAATTATGACAGAAAGATAGATGCAAATAGAAGTAGAACGTAGACTACAACTAATGGACCCAAGTCTAGTAGTAGAGAACAAATTAAGTTCCGATACTATTATAGCATTCATCAATGAAGCAATAGATAAATACTATAAGACTAGATATTCTGGAATAAATTTTAAACAGTAGGGATTTGAACAGACTCAAAAACGTATAGACGATCTACGTACTTTAGTAAAATCTAAAGTATTCTCTAACGAGATCAATGAGTAGGACAATACTTATACTGTTACACTACCTTCTGATTATGTATTATTACTTGGTGATACTGCTGGTATAACTCCTAAAGGCATCAATGATTGCTGGGAGAAAGACAGTGAAGGAAAATATAAAGTAAAATATACAGATACATTAGAATCTACTATTGAAACAATAGATAGACAATTAGGTAATACATTATCAGAACATAAGTTAAAATATTGTTCAGCTAGACCTTTAAAACTAATCCATGACAATAGTATAACTTTATATACAGATGGTAATTATAAAGTAAGTAGCTATAAGATAACTTACTTATCTAAACCTGCTAAGATAAATGCAAGTAACATTACTAACGCTGAATATACTAGTTTACCTGAACATACTCACTTAGAAATAGTAAAGATAGCTATACAATTATACTTAGCTACTAAACCTATGTAGAATTACTCGGTATACTCCAACGAGGTTAATCAAATGGAGTAACAATAAATTAATGCGCTTGTTGACGTGGAAATCTGCAATAAGGAAAGTAGAAGACAAGCAGACTAGCGCTAAGTCTAATAATTAATTATTTTTATAGATATATGATAACTAGAGTTGACACCGTACTTATCGGTAAAAATTGTCCAGGATCTTACACTAATATTGATTCCTTGGCTGCTGGTGATGTTGCTTTATTTGATGAAAATAAGGTATTGATCAAATCTGCTGCTGAAGCAGTTAAAGCTTCTGCTGTATACATTGGTGTATGTGATAAGAAAGTAAACATCACACTTCCTAATGGTAATCCAGCTTCAAAAAATATTTTTGAATATTCAAACATTATTCAGAAAGCATCTAAACCTTCATACGTAATTGGTGAATACGAAGCTCCTGCTTAGGAAAAGATTGAAATTGATTTTACTAATGCTTCTGTTGTTATTGGTCACAGATACGTTCTTCGTATTGTTTACAAGGATGTTTATGAAGCTCCAGGTCAGTTCACTCATACTTATGAAGCTATTGCAACATCTGAAACTGCTGACGATCTTGGTAATGCATTGCTGAAGAAGATCAATGCTCACGCTAATCGTCGTATCACAGCATCTTTCTCAGCACATAAACTTACTTTAACAGCTATGGAAAAAGATGACAATGAAGGAGTAAACTCATTGAATGAATATTCAATTGTATCCATGTCTGCTTCTTTATATGTTACTATCCCTGGTGCTTTGTTATCTAATGTACCTGAATCAGTACCTGGTGTTACTATTAAAGAAACTGAAGGTAAACCTGGTAAAGGTTATTGGAAGCAAGTACGTGATGCTGAAGTACGTATGATGGGTTATAAAGGTATCGTAATGAC